CTGACGCCGGGTGCGACGTACCGCTGGCGCGCCTCGGCGATCTACGCCAACGCGCAGCAGACCGACTGGTCGGCGTGGGTGACACTGAAGCAGCCGAATCCGAACACGTCGCCGGGTGACTACTTCGACGGCGCGACCGCGGACTCGGCAGACATCGACTACCAGTGGACCGGCACGGTGAACAAGTCCAAGTCGGTCGCACGGGGATGGGTTCCCACCGGGTGGGCCGCCCTGACAGACCTCGGTGGCAACGTCGCGTGCCAGCGCAGCACGGGCGGCATGTTCGGGAACTACTCGGTGCTCTACACCGTGATCTCCGATCAGAACCCAGCGAGCGCAGGGTACGAGTTCGGCATGACGATCGATCTCGCGACGCTGGCCGATGTCGTCGGCGGCGCGACGTACTGGGGATCCATCCACGTCCAGCCGTCGCGCCCTCAGCCGATGCGCGCGGTGCTCGTCTGGTCGGATGCCGCGGGCGTCGAGGTCGGGCGCTCCCTGGGCGACGTCGTCGCTGTGACCACCGACTCCCCGACACGCCTCATCGCCACCGGCACCGCGCCGATCGGCGCCGTGCACGGGCGCGTGTCGGCAATGGATGCCCCTGGCTCGACGGGCTGGTCGATCTGGGTCGGTGGTGACACCATCCTCGCCGACGGCATCGCGATCACCCTGACGACGCTGTACCCCTACTTCGATGGCAGCACGCCGAACGACGCGAGCTACCTCTACTCGTGGCTGGACACGACGAACGCGTCGCAGTCGATCCGCATGGTGAACACCGCGGTGGTGGACCCGCTCGCAGATCCCGACTGCCCGCCGCCGCCGACGCCGCCGCGGCCGCCGGTCATCGATGACGCGTGCATCGACACGATCATCGAGTGGCAGCGCTACTGGGGTGTGATCAAGACGGGCCAGGTGGCCGAGTTCTTCGACTCGGTGCCGATCGTCGTGCTGACCACCGGCGACCAGGCCGAGCGCCAGGTGCGCGTGCGCTTCTACGCAAACCCGTTCAATCGCACGTTCGACCAGATCGACGGTGACGACTGGTGCTCTGACCAGGTGATCTCGTACATCCCGGCGAACTCGACCCTGACCATCGACGGCGTATCCGGCGGCGCATGGGCTGAGGTTTCTGGTGGCGCGGCGACGACAGCATCGCACCTGCTCTACGGATCGGACGACGCGCCGCCGACGTGGCCGGTGCTGACGTGCGGCATCTCGTACTTCGTCGTCGTCGACACCCCGTCGACCGAGGCTCCGAACAACGTGGACATCGCCGTCGAACTCGTCGGGAGGTATCAGTGAGCGATAGCTCCTGCGTGACGACGCACACCGCCTACATCTACGACCGCGGCGGCCGCAAGCGCATCCGCCAGCTTGAGAACCTGGCATCCGTGAAGTGGAACCGCGGCCGCGACCAGGTGTCGCAGGCGACGGTGACGATCCTCGGTGCCGACTGCGGACCACAGGCGGACGTGCTCGAGATGATCGAGCCGCACCGCCACGAACTGGTGATCTTCCGCGGCGACGACCGCGTCTGGGAGGGGCCCATCAACCGGGCCACCGACGACGACCCGTTCCAGATCATGGCGTACGACATCTTCCAGTACTTGCTCTACACGCCACTGACGAAGGTGTGGTCGAACGCCTATCCCAACGTTGGGACAGTCACCCAGCGCATCGCCGACATCATGGCGTACGAACTGACGCACGGCTTCCCGATGCCGGATCCCGCAGGCGGCCCGGACTTCACGACGCCCGCATGGGAGTCTCTCGACCCGCCGGTGAACGTGCTGCCCTACCTGGTGGCGCACCACTTCCCGAACGAGGCGCAGACCTCGGCGACGACGCAGCCGTACCAGATGAGCGTGGGCGACCACATCCAGTCGCTGGCGCGCGTCTCCGGCATCGATTACACCGTGGTCGGCCGGGCGCTGCACGTCTGGGATACGTCGCGTCCGCTGGGCCAGACGCGCACGATGGTCGACAACGACTTCAACAACACGATCGTCGGCTCGTCGTACGGCTCGGACCATGCCGAGTTCGCGCTCGTGCCGACGGACGGCGAGGATAACCTGGTCGGCCGCGCTACGTCGCCCGCGAAGAACTACAACTACTACGGCCCGTGGACGAAGATCTTCACGACGTACGACGAGTCGGACTCGGCGACCCTGCCGACCATCGGCGATCTCGACTCGCAGGCGCAGCGCAACATCGCTGGGCGCTCGCCGGTGCCGTTCGAGGTCCGGGTGCCGGACAACTCGAACGTCTACCTCAGTGACACCCTTACGATCAACGACCTGGTGCCCGGCGTGCGCGTGCCGCTGCTTGCTACCCTGAACGTGAAGAAGGTCTCGCAGCTGCAGAAGATCGACCTGGTCACCGTGTCGGAGGACTCCACCGGCGAGACGGTCCAGGTTACACTCTCCCCGGCATCCTCGCTGGACTCCGATGACGAGGACGACTCGTAGAACTGAAAGGTGGGCGACATGCCTCGGAACTGCGGATGCAGTGGTAGCTCGTGCGGGTGCGCGATCCAGGTCGGCGCAGGTCTAGCCCTGACGGGCACGGGCAACGCCAACGACCCGTACATCATCGAGCTTCAGGCGGACAGCAGCTACGTCCTCCCTGGCGTGGTGACGAGCACGTACATCACCCCGGCGGGTCTGCCATCCGGCGTGAAGATCGACATGGCGACGGCGGCCGCGCTCGCGGTCACGCTCCCGGCGCCAGTCGCCGCAGGCCAGGAGATGACCTACTTCATCAACCGGACGGCGGCATCGACGGTGACCTTCACGGGCCAGACGTACGTCTCGATGCAGTCGACCCTGCCGACGGTGAACAAGACCGGCTATCTGGTCGCGACCTTCACGGCCCTGACGAACCCGTCGACCGGCGTGCTCTACTGGCTGGCCAGCTTCCGGGAGCAGGCATAGCCAAATGCTGATCAACAAGTCCTTCGAGGGACTCGTTGTCGACAACGAGTCGCGGATGGTGCGCCAGGAGCAGCGGCGATTCCCTGTCCCGGCTCGCCTCTCGCGGGTTGGCCAGAAGGTCACCGACTGGAACGCGGCCACCGGGGCTGGCTGGTACTGGGGGTACATGGCCGCTAACCAGCCTGGCGTCGGTGAAAACTACTGGGCCGTCGAAGTATCGGCGACCGTCAATGGGAACACGATCCTGCAGACAGGGTTCGCCATCGGAACGCCCGATGGTCGCGAGTACTACCGATACTCGAAGGACAACGGTGCGACGTGGTCGGCTTGGGCGCAGGAGATGAGTGCGCACATCGGCGAATCGACATCGACGGGTCGCTCTTACTTCTCCACCAGCCGCATGACCGGTGCTGCAACATCGGACACCGATGCCACATACATCGGCATGGAGCCGTTCAGTGGGGCGTCCAACGATGCCATCTGGTTCGCCCGCAATGGCGTCGGGAACTACGCGCACATCCCGAAGAACACCCAGAGTGTCTTGCTGTACGACTCCGGGCTGATCACGTCCGGGCTCACGATCACGCCCGCGTCTGGCTGGTCGATCGACAGCTATGCCCTGCGCAACAAGAACGGCCGCGTGCACGGGGTTGTCTCGGTCAAGTATTCCGGGACGGCGCTGACGGCGGGGTCGGACGCGAACCTCTCCGACCAGACGACGTTCATCCGCATGCCCACCGGGTGGCGGATGTCGAACTCCAAGGATGAGTTCGTCGTCGCGCAGGTGTCGGGCTACCCCGGGTTCATGGTCCGCGTGCGCGGGACGGCGAACACAGCGGGTGCATTCGACCTGACCGCCGGGACATTCCCGGGCCAGGTGCTGGCCAGCGGGGTCACCCTCGAGGTGCCGGTCGATTACGACGTGGACTAGGAGAACACGATGGCGTACATGGATATCTCGCAGATGGCCTCGAGCGGGAGCCTGATGCAGCGCGAGCTTGCGTGCGCGTGGGAGCAGAAGATCCCGGAGCCGAATCAGTGGGTCGCGGACCACTCGTGGGAGCTTGCCTCCCAGCCCGGGTGGGGCGACAACTGGGCGTCGGCGCGCGCGGCAGGCAAGACGGACCCCGGCTCGGACGAGGCGGTCATCTCGGACGGCGCGATCCTCTCCGCCGTGCAGTCCATCGTGGCCACCGAGGCCGTGGCCGCTGCAGCCGCCGCTGCTGAAGAATCACCCGCCGAGGGTGACGCGGCGTGAGCGCCACACTGCATGGCGGCCCCGCCGACGGCACCGTCGTTGACGGTGATCCGGACGGCGTCGTGATCATCGACATCGACCAGGCGACCGGCGAGCAGGTACAGGTGCACTACCGCCGGGACATGGTGGGGCGCCTGGTTCCCGGCGAACCGCTCCTGATGGGTGGAGAATGACGCCATGAGCGCTGACGGAAAGAAGGCGTGGAGCACCCTGCAGACGTATGACCCGCTGCAGCATCCCGGGTCGTGCCTGTACTACTGCTCGAACGCATACGAGGCGGCGGGCGCGGACTACGTCGGCACCTACGCCACGGCCTACGCGGCCGCCATGGCGGTCCCGGCGTCGCGCCGCCACTACGACGAGAACCCGCCGTACGGTGCGGCGATCTGGCTCGGCCGCCGTCACAGCGACGGGAACATGGATGGTGACGTCTTCATTGCCGGGCCTGACTCGAGCAGCCATGCGGCGACGGACCAGCCGACGTGGGGCCAGGTCGGCAAGACCTCGATCGCGGGACGCAAGTCGCTCACCGATCGCGACTACCTCTTCTGGTCCGACTGGATCATGGGGTCCGACATCACAGTCCAGAGTTCCTCGGGAGGGGATGACGAAGTGCAGAATATCTACAAGCCCTTCAAGGCGGGTCAGACGATCACCGACAAGGAGACCGTCGTCTACATCAACTACCCCGAGCACGACCAGTCGGTCGCTGTGGGGAAGATCGGCACAGTGTGGGGCGCGCTCTACATCAACGTCGAGCCGACCGGTGACGTCAAGGATCCGGCGGGCGCGTCGCTGAACATCGCGCCGTACGTTGACACGGTCGACAGCAACCTCAACCCGACCAAGTCGGTGAGTCTCGGAACGACCGAGATCGGCTTCACGTCGGGCAACTGGATGGGCCAGGTCGTGGTGCCGCCCATCGCCCTCGATTCCAACCAGCGCCTGCGTTTCCGCGCGACAGCCGTCGGCGTGAACCTCAAGGTGACCAACGCGGTCTTCCGCGGCGCACACACCTGAGTGCCCTACCTCTCGCACTCTCCACGGTAACCTTGGCTACGTCGATAGGAGACACGCGCATGACCGCAGGGCTGGACGCAAAGCAGCAGGGGAACATCCAGAGGGTTCTCAACCGGATCAAGAGCCGCTTCGGCGACAACGACGAGGCTCGCCGCATGGGCGACATCGCCGTCGAGACCGTGCTCACCGAGAGCAACGGCTACATGTACGCGAACGCGCACAACCAGCAGAGCCTCGACCTGCCGCACGACAAGGTCGGCTCGGACCACGCATCCGTCGGCCTGTTCCAGCAGCAGCCGCAGTGGTGGGGCACCGTGCCCGACCTCATGAACGTCGAGGTCTCGACCGACAAGTTCATCGACGCGCTCCGCCAGAAGAACTGGAAGGCGATGACGAACTGGGGTGCCGCGCAGGCAGTCCAGAACTCGTTCGACCCGACCGGCTCGAACTATCGGCGCAACGACGAGCGCGCGATCGAGATCCGCAAGGCGCTGTGGGGTGGCTCGTCCACCCCGGCGCCGAGCAAGCCCGCTCCGAGCAAGCCTGCCGCGAAGCCCGTGGCGTCCGGCACCTACACCGTGAAGAGCGGTGACACCCTGAGCGGGATCGCCTCGCGCTATGGCACCACCGTCGCGAAGCTCGTCGCTGCCAACGGCATCTCGAACCCGGACCTGATCCATCCGGGCCAGGTGTTGAAGCTCTCCGGCTCGACGACGTCGGCACCCCCGAAGTCGCCGACGAAGACGTACACCGTCAAGAGTGGCGACACCCTGTCGGGGATCGCATCCCGGTTCGGCACCACCGTCGCGGCGCTGGTCAAGAAGAACGGGATCAAGAACCCGGACCTCATCCACCCTGGCCAGAAGATCAAGCTGTAGTCAACAGGCTTGACGGCCGGACCTCGGGCGCGGAATCGTATCCCGCGCCCGAGGCGTGTGAGGGGGTGACCCATGGCGGACGAGATGTCCTCGCAGCAGTTCCAGATCCTGCGTGAAGACTTTGCCTCCATGCGGACGGAGTTCAATGCCAGGCTGGACAATCTCGTGACGCGCGAGTCGTTCCGGGATGAGCAGCGACGGGTCGACGGGATGATCCAGAGCCAGGGTCGGGAGATCGGCGAACTGAAGACGAGCCTGACGTCGGAGGTCAGCGCTCGCCTGGCCGCCGAGCAGAAGGCGTCTGATGCGACTATCCATGAGGCACGCGAACGCGAGAAGATTAGGCGGCAGACGTCCTGGCAGTGGCTGAGCATCGCGCTCGCGCCCGTCATCGCGATCATCGCGGGGTACGTATTTGCGCATCTGGGGATCACGGGAGGATGACGATGGACAGCGAACCCACAGCGACGGGGCCGACGCCGATTGTGCAGGACGTCTCGCCTGGCGCGATGCTGGTGACGCCGCCGCCTGAGGCTCCGCGTCGACAGACGGCGCTCTTCATCGTCTCCGCGCTCGCGATCCTTGCGCTGCTCGCGGTGTGCATCTGGTTCATCTACAGCACGCTGTCGCGGAACAACACGCTGGCCGCGCGCATCTCCGAGCAGAACCACACGATCTCGAAGCTGTCGGATGAGATATCCGCATCGAACGACAACGCGAAGACGCTGTACGACCAGCTGATCCAGCTGGGCGAGAAGCCGAATGGATCGAACCCGTCCGACATCGTGCCGGGTCCGGCGGGTCAGAACGGGCAGGCAGGACCAGTGGGTCCGACCGGCGCGACAGGCACGCCGGGCGCGAACGCCACCGACAATCAGGTGGCGGATGCCGTCGCCGGGTACTGCGCTGGGCTGAACTTCTGCCGCGGTGACACCGGCAAGACTGGGGCCGCGGGCGCGAACGGTGCGAACGGCGTCGACGGCACGGCCGGGATGAACGGCACGAACGGGACCGATGGGCAGAACGCCACGGATGCCCAGGTGGGTGAGGCCGTGCAGGACTACTGCACCGTGAACAACGAATGCCAGGGCCCGGCTGGCAAGGATGGCATGAACGGGACGAACGGCAAGGACGGGACCGACGGCGCAACCGGGCCGCCGGGGCCGACGTGCCCTGACGGCTATACCGCGACGACCGTCTGGCTCTCTGTCGCCGACTCGCAGTTCGGCACGTTCCATCGCACGCAGGCGGTAGCCTGCATCCCGACGCCGAGCCCGGCGCCGACTCCGACTCCATGAAGGGGAGCCACATGAAGACCATCACATCCGCCGCCTGGTGGAAGGCGGCGCTACTGCGCGCTCTCTACACGGCGCTCTCGATTGCGGTGCCGTACCTCGGCGGCGCGCTGATCAAGGACATTCCTTGGGTGACGATCGCGCTCACTGCCGCCATGGGCTTCGTCGCCTCGCTGGCCACGTCGCTCGCTGGCATCCCCGAGGCCGAGGGCGTCGACCTGCCGTGGTGGCTGGCCGCCGTCGAGCGCGTGGTGAAGACGTTCGCGCAGGCCCTGGTGTCTGGCTTCGTTGGCGCGACCCTGATCACCGATGTGCCATGGACTGCTGTCCTGCAGGCGGCCGCGATCGCCGCCCTTGTGTCGCTGCTCCGCCTGATCCTGGCGACCCTGCCGAAGGATCCCACGGTTGCGCCGGTTGTCGTCGTTCCCGAGGCGCCCACGATCCAGGTCACGCCGCCGACGGTCGGTCCTGCTGGCGGCGCTGGCGACTCGGGCGCGTCTTCCAGCTGAGTCCAGAAACACGTAGAGCCCCCCACCTGATCCAGGTGGGGGGCTCTGTGCACGTTGGGAATCTGCTCGCTCAGCCTATCAGGGCGCGGTCAGTGCCTCGACTATCTCGTGCGCGACGTGCTGTTCGTAGGTGTTGCCCTTGCTCGGGATGAACCCACAGGCGCAGTTGTATCCGTAGTCGACGCCGTTGTTCTGGTGGTCGTAGAGCACTTCGGCGATGATGCCCTCGCTGCGCTTCGGCAGCTGGCGGCGGTAGGAGCGCGTCTCGCGGCCTGAAACGTGCTCGGGTAGCACGTATACCCCGGCGTGGTTCCTGCGCTCCGTGAGCGCCACGAGGCGGCCTGCGATGTGCATCTTCGTGAGGGCGCTCGAGACGCGACCGTGGTGAAGCTTGCCGCCGGTCTCCTCGAGTTCGGCTGATGTGACGCCACGCTCGCCAGCCTGCGTCGCCATGATGAGCACGTAGCGTTGGGTCTTGTTCGTGATCCCGCTCACCAGGTCGGCGTATGCCGCGTCCTGGCTGGCGCCCGCCGAGTAACCTCGTGTTCCGCCGTAGCTCTCTGTCCCAAGGTTGGGACGCTCGTCGCTGTCGGTCATGAGTATGTTTCTCCCAGTGCTTCCCGCTTGATTACGGCGGCCAGTGCGGCCATCGCTGTCTCACCTTCGTCAGACCCCGCGGCCTTGACGTCGAGCGCCTTGTCGCAGAACCCGCGCACGGCTTCAAGTTGCGCGGCGTAGGCGTCACGCTCCTGCTCGGCCTTCTTGACGCGCTCGCGCAGCGCTTGCACCTGATCCACCGCGTCATGCGTAGACCACGACGTGAGCGATGGCGGGTCTCCCCGGCAGATGCGTACGATCGCGGACAGCATGTCGCCCGTGCGGATCACCCAGTCCTCGAGGTCGGAGATCTCCTTGGCCTGGGCTTCGATGGTGTCGGCGGCACGGCTGTAGATGGAGCCCTCGTAGGTCTCCGCCTCTTCGATACGCAGTTCTGCGACGAGCGCGGCATCCTGCTCAGCCACGGCGTGCCTCCTCTGCGGCTCGATGGTCAGCGTCGTACCTCCGGTGGCACCGCGTGCACATCGGCTGGTAGTCATCCACGTTGCGCGAGTACTCCATGACGACTCCATTGCACTCGCCGGTAAGACGCTCGGTCGTCTCGTGCATCAGCGCCCACTCACGAGCGCCAGCGGCACACTCCACGCAGGGGTAGTCGCTGGCGTTGCCGCGTGCTCGTCGCACGCGATCGTGCGCCCTAAGGTACCGGGGAATCTCCTGTCTCCTGGCGAGCCCCTGACAGTCGCGACACTGCTGCGCACGCTCCCCGCGGCGCAGGTGCCCTCCCTGCACCACGTCTTCGCGTCCGCAGTCGCATCGCACGAGCCAGTGAGTCTTACCGGCTTCGCCGGGGAGATACTCTCGTCGGATGACGACGCGCTTTCCAAAGCGTCGCCCGGTTAGGTCAATGAGCGAACCCATCAGTCCTCACCCCGACTCGCCTCGGTGATCTGCCCCTGACGATGGAAGCCAGCGTTCGCAACCGCGTCGGCGACGTAGCCCGCGACATCGGGCGTGGGGAGCAAGTCAGCCCACCGCTCGATGCTCTCGTAGACCACCTGTCGCAGCGCCTCGCGCTCCTCGTCACTCGGCATCGGGAACCACCTCCCACGGACCAGCCTTGCGCCGACGGTAGACCCTCTCGGGTGTCGGATGAGCGTCGCGGATGCGCGCCAGCGAAATGTACGTGTACGAGCGATCCGGACGCGCGGTGTACTCCCACTCGCGCTCGTCGGTGTCGGACGGCTCGGGGACGCGAGGTAGCGGCTCGGATGAACCGACGTCGCTCGGACCCATGTGCGGCCCGATGTGACCGGTTCGGAGCACGCAGTCTTCGTCCATGGTGATGGGCATTTCGCAGTGGTCGGCAGTTCGCACAGCATCCAGCAGGACTGACCATGTCGTTGCCCACCCGTTGCGCTCGTAGTAGCCATCGAATCCGCGCGAGTCCATGCCAAGCGCCATCCACAGGTCGAGTGCGAGATAGATCGGGGGCTCGGAAGGCTCACGTCGGGATGCGGCGAACTCTGCACCAGCGCGATACGCACTGCGGAGGGAAATGGTGATGCTCTCCCCGAGTCCATCCCCGTGCGGATACAGTCGCGCAGCCTCGGCGCGGGCTTCGTCTTCGAGGGTGCTCATGACTCCTCCGCCCGGTAGATCTTCACGGGGCCGTACTCGGAGATCACGTTCTCCCACTCCCACGGCTGGATCTCGGTCCGCTCGTTCAACCAGCCTGAGCCAGTGCGCAGCCATGCGTCACCGTCCTTGTCCACCACGATCACGTCGCCTTCCGGTTCAGGGGTCGGGTCCGGGACGACGGTGATGCCGACCTCCGACAAGGCGAAGCGCATGATGCCTTCAGTGTCCATGGCGCGCGGGTCGTTCCGGAATTTCCGGCCGATTGCGGTCAGTTCGCTCTCGGTGATGGTGTCTTTCATGGTGATTCCCTTCGTGCGAGACCTCGCTCGCGGAGTATGTTGCCGAGGAGCGCGTGCCCCTTGGCCGTGATGGTGATGCCGCGCTCGACGCGGTAGGCGTACTCCCTGCCCATCCGTGCGAGCCCGGCCGCGGTGGGCACCCCGTCGATCTCGAAGACCTCCGGGGTGCCCTTGGCTGCCGCCGTCTTACGCGCGGGCATCTGCCCGCCGGACGGGATGCCGCTCGGCGATGAGACTCTCGTCTTTGTTCGCCGCGCGCAGGGCTGTCGTCTCGTCAGCCCAGAAGTCGACCCCCACTGAGAGCGGATCGTTGCGATACCGCGTCAGCCAGATACCCTCGTCGAGATCGATGGGCGTCGGCAGGTTGCGGAAGATGAGGTAGCGCACGGCCTCCGACCGCGTCGACCCGATCTTCACGGCGAGGTCGTCGACCTTCGCCATCTCATCCTCGGAGACCCGGACATTGAGGATGCGATCGCTCACGAGTCACTGCCATCCTCGACGACCTCGGCGATGACGACCTCCTCGTCCATGACGACGGGCTCACCCTCGTCGGGGATCGGCTCGCCGTTCTCCGTCTCGGCGACGGCCATGGCCTGTCCGATGCCGATGATGAACTGCCCGAGTTCCTGTTCCTCGTCGCCGACGAAGATCAGCGTGGAGAGTTGGCCAGCCATCTTGGCCTGGCGGAAGATCTCGAGCACGTCCTCGCGCGTCCCGGCGGCGGCCGCGGCGTCGGCGAATCCCTGTGCGGCATCCGCGTTGCCGGTCGATTCGTCGACGATCGGCGTAGCGACCTTCTCCTGCGGCGGCACGGCCGGGCGCGGCTCGCTCGGCGCGGCCTCGTACTCGACCGGGTCGCCCTGCTCGGTGACCTGCGCGCCGAGTTCCTCCGGCGTGTAGACGTTGCCGCCCATGAGCACGTCGGGCGCACCCTCGCGGATGACCTCGGAGATCGCTCGCGCCTTGAGCATGGCCTCCGTGTACGTCTGCCAGTTCGACTTGGGCTTACCGGGGTAGAGCCCGGCGCGCTCGGCCTTGGCCACGTCCCAGACGACCTTGAACTCGAAGTCGGGGTCGTCGCTGCGCACGAGCGTCGCCGTGGCGGTGAGCGTCTTGTCCTCGAGCTTGCCCTCGGTGCGGACGCGGAGGCGGTGGCCCGCCTTGCGCACCAGGCCGCCCATCAGGTTCGCCGAGATGGACGGCTTGCCCTCGATGATGTGCACGCCGGTGAGCGCGGCGATGGGGTGGATGCCGAGCATGTCGCCGGTCTCCGCCATGAGCATCACCTTGCCGCGGTCGCCGACCTTCTTCATCTGGCCGTCGACGCGCTGCATGGTCTGCATGCTGCCGGGCAGCAGGTCGCCTGCGGTGGCAAGCGCCGCGGTGTAGCGCTGACGCTCCTCGAGTGAGGCGCGACTGTAGGCGGTGGACTGGACGACGAGTTCCTGGCTGGTCATTCGGGATTCCCTTCGATGGTGGTCTTGTGGTGCTCGGCGGATGCCTCGATGACGGCGCCGACGGGGGGCTCGTAGCCGAGTCGCTGGTCGAAGCTTGGGCAGTCCCGGCAGACCAGGTGGATGCCGTCGTCGTCCCAGCTGTAGTGGAGGTAGGTGTGGTGCATCACTCGGCCTTCTTCTCGGTGATGGTGAGGCGGCGCGTCGTCGTGGTGACCGGCTTCGTGTAGCGCTTCACGAGCGCCTCATAGTTGGCGACCAGCTTCGGTGCGCGCTTGCGGGCAGCGTCCATGTCGGGCGTGTTCTTGATCGACGACGACGTGGAGACGGTGACGTACGCTACACCGGCGTCGACCTTGTCCAGATCCTCCGTGCCCTCGGCGAGGTAGAACGCCTGCAGCTTCGCCCACGCCTGTTCCTTGGCGGCCTTTGCGAGCGCCTCGGCCTGCCGTGCCTTGACCAGGTCGGCGATGAGGATGGCTCGCTCGGAGTCGACGGCGCTCACCGGCGGCAGGTCGGTGACGGTGATCGCCGCGCGCGCCTCGTCGATGGTGCGCAGTGCGTCGGGGGCGACGGTGGTGAGCAGCACCTGGATGAGGTTCTCGTCACGCGGGATCCAGCACCACTCGGGTGCGCCGAGCGGCGTGAATGTTCCGGTCTCCGGGTCGATGATGTTGTCGTGCTGTTCCCAGGCGAACAGCGTCAGGCCAGCGCCCATGACGGCCATCTGCCACTGCATCTGCGTGTAGTAGTTCGACCGGGCGAAGTCCGACGAGTAGTCGATCTCGACGAGGTTGCGGCTCGCGTCGAGTCGGCCGGGCACCAGGTTGTGCTTGCTCGTCTTGATCTCGGAGAGCGCGGCCGCCGGGCCGACGGTGAGTTCGCCGGTGAACGGGTCGCGGGTCACACCGTCGGGGGATGCCAGGTGGCGGCTGTTGGTCGGGCTGGCGAACACGGAGTCGCACGGCTCGATACCGAACCGCCGCTTGATCCAGTCGGCGATGGCGGGCTCGCGCAGCGTGCCGTGGGAGACGGCGGCGATGTGCGACAGATCCTCGAACTGGCCGGTGACCTTCTCTTCGATGATCTTGCGGCGCCGGGATGCGATGCCCCAGTCGCGGATCTGCGTGGCCGTGATGCCTTCGCGGCGGAAGTCGAGCCACGCCTGCTTGGTCTCCGGCTTGAGTGGGTCGTAGGCGGGGCCCTCGATGGGCGTGAGGTGGATAGTCTCGATGGTCATTGCTGATCTCCCTGTGCGTTGGTCTCAGTGTGGTCGGGGGTTCCGACGTTCTCGGCCTGGTCGAGCGAGCGAAGATGTCGGACGAGCCGGATGTTCTCGGCCTGTAGGGCCTGGATGGTGGTGGCCGCTTCGACGAGCATGGTCGCGGTGATCTCGCGCTCCTCCTCGATCGGCTCGTCGAGGCCGGGCACCATGTGCACCATGGCATTGATCGTGTCGGAGTTATGCGGGTTCTCCCGCCACCACTCGACGTAGTCCAGCAGTCGCCGGGCGAGATCCTTCACAGCCCCAACCCTTTCCAGATCTCGTCGGCGATGCGGGGGCGGAATGCCTCGATCGATCTGCGAATGTTCCCCTCGCCTTCGCCGTTGACGATCCATCCGGCGAGCGCGATCTGGTTCGCGATGCGCTGCTGCTCGACGAGTGCGAGCGTGGCGTGCACCTGCGCCACGCCGACGCGCAGCATCTGCACTTCGGTGTGGTCGATCTCGGCAACGCACTGCAGCAGCACATCCGCCATCTGTTCGTGCGTCTGCGGCTTCGGCTTCTTCTTGCTCACGATTCCCTCTTCTGTCGTTCGCGGTACTGGCGCTTGGATTCCCTCGGGCACTCGAGGCACAGCCGCTTGCCGCTCTTGCGGCGCACGAGTTCGTGCCCCTTCGGGCAAGTCGTCTTCGCGCGGTTGATGTCGGCCAGCGTGTTGCGCCGCGGGCCGATCGGCTTTGGCTTCACCTGCGGCACGATCTCCCACAGGTAGGGGTTCACGTTGGCCCGGGATGTCCCAACCTTGGGACGCAGCTTCATGCCGTCCGGAATGGGACACGGCCCGATGATGACGCACCAGAGGTAGCGCACCAGCGGCATCGGTCGACTGTCGACGTAGATGTACGGCTGCTCGCGGTCCTTCCAGGCGTAGCGCTTGGGCAGGATTATCTCGCGGTCAGGGGTGTCCTTCACCTGCGTGACGATCTTCTCGATCTGCGCCTTGGTCAGCGCCATCAGTCCAGCCCCTCTCTGCTGATCTTCACGAGCGCGATGAACTCGCGCATGGTCATGGTCACGTACTGCTCGAGCGGGTCAGTGATGCCGCGGCGCTTGTGCACCACGACCCCGGCGATCGCTGCGATGTTGTCCCGCTCGACGGCCGCCTCGCGCAGCCACTGGGGCAGCGCCATGGTGTTGACGTCCTTGCACTCGACGGCGATCTTCTGTCCGTGCACAGTGCGGAGCCCTGCGATGTCGCCAGGATCCATGGCGCCGCGCTTCACCGCGCGGTCGATGCGGTCATCGACGTGCTCAGCGAGGCAGTCGGCGATGGCTCGCTCGAACGACGTGCCCGCTTTCTTGGCGGACTTGCGGTTCCGGCGGGGCCGGGCGGCCGCACCTGGAGATGCGGCCGCCTTGCCTTCGCTCACTCTGAGACCAGGAGAACCACTCGCCCGTCGCCGGGGAAGAGGATCTCGATCTCGTCGGTGTACGGGTCGCTGCCCGCTTCCACCGCTCCGTCGGATACTTCCGGGTCTCGGAGCATGACGAAGTCATCCTCCTCGAGCCTCCCATCGCGCAGTGCTCGCTGCAGCTTCTGGATGAGTTCGATGACGTTCACGTTGGTCTCCGATTAAAAAGGGGTGTCGTCGCCGTAGGTCTCGGCCTGGGGCGTGGCCCAGGCGTCCTCCTGCTCCTGCTGGTACGCAGACGGCTGCTGGCGGGTCTGGCTGCTGTCGCGCTGCACGCGCTGCACGGCGGCCGTGGCGTAGCGCAGCGACGGGCCGATCTCATCGACCTCGAGTTCGACCGAGACGCGCTTGTTGCCCTCGCGGTCTTCGTAGGAGCGCTGCTTGAGGCGGCCGGTGGCGACGACGCGGGTGCCCTTGGAGAGCGAACCGGCGACGTTCTCGGCGAACTCGCGCCAGATGGATGCTCGCAGGAACAGCGCCTCGTCGTCGACCCATTCGTTCTTCGCCTTGTCGAAGTGTCGGGGCGTGGATGCGATGGTGAAGTTCGCGACGGGCAATCCGTTCTGCGTGTAGCGGATCTCGGGATCTGCTACCAAGTTACCAACGACTGTGACGATGGTTTCATTTGCCATCTCGGTTGTACTTCCTCTCGGTGATGATAGGGCCACCAGCGTTTGGCCAGCGGCGCCCGCGGACGATCGCGCTGATCAGGGATCCTGATACACGAAAGTCGCGGGAGAGAATCGCCTGCGGTGCGCCGTTTGCGTACCGCTCTCGGAGCGTGACGACATCGCTCTCTGTGAGTCGAGTGCTGCCATTCCGCGCTGTCCCCGCGGCGACCATGTCGTCGACATTGGACTGCCTGGTTCCGAAGCGAAGGTGATGCGGGTTGCAGCAGATGGGATTATTGCAGGAGTGACAGGTGTCGAGGCGTTCGAGGCGGCGTTCACCCGTCGAGAATGTGAGGGCAAGCTCGTGCGCCCCCATCATCCGGCCGTCGAAGTAGAAGCGACCGTAGCCGTCCTCTTCATAGCCGAGCCAGGGCCAGCAGGCCGACTCGTCGCCGTCGATTGCTACGTCCATCCAGAACTCAGTGACTCGCCTTGCGAGCACGATCTCTTCGTGAGTAATCATGAGTTCAGTGTAGTTGGATTCAGGCGGTCAGGTTGCCGACGACGGTGATAAGGGTCTCGTTGGCCATGGGGTTCCTCTCAGGAGCGGTCGATGGAGTGGCTGGTGATGACGGTGGTCAGGAACTCGCGCTCGTAGCGGGAGAGCTTCGGCCCGTGCTTGATGGCGTCGGCGACGGCCTCGATGTCGATGCCGACCTTGGCGTCGGCATCCGTCCCAGGGTTGGGACGCTCGGGCTGCCAGTCGGGCGTCACGCCCGGCATGGGTGTCGGCTCGTCGACAGAGACCCACTCGCCCTCGGCCTGCAGTTCGCCGGTGGCAAGATGACGCAGCGCGGCCGCCGTCTCGAACGTGTGAGCGAGCACGGTGGTCAGGATGCCGGAGTCTTCGATACCGTCGGCTGTGATCTCGACCGAGGTCTCAGCGCCGGGTAGCACGGCGAAGAAGGATCCGTCCGTCTCTCCTCCGTCCACGCGGGGCGCCATCTTCAGTGCCCGGATGGTGATGTTCATGCGGTCTCTTCCTGCGGCACGAATGCCGCTTCGTTGCGGAGGAACGAGAAGCGCCCCTCTTCGTCCTTGGTGATGTAGGCACCCGGCATGAACCGGATGCCGCCTGCGCCGCGCGGCGGCTTGGGTGCGATGCACCCCTGGGTGGGGACGCCCTTGATGCGGAGGACCGACATCTTGCCGCCGTGCCAGTCGGCGTCGGCGGCGAGGTCGGCGAGATCCTGCGGCGTCTCGATGTGCACGACCTCGACGGTGTGGTGTCGATCCTCGGTCGGATGCTTGACGATCGCGGTGCCTCGGCGCATCAGATGAACATCTCCTTGTGCTTGGTCAGCCCTGCGATCACGGCGTCGATCGATGACTCGTCGAGCCACACTTCGGCATGCCGGTGGTCGTAGTCCTGGTCCATGTCGAGCGTGAGCATGACGCCCTCGCCGTGCTGTTCGACGACGGCGGGGAAGGCGTCGCCGTCAATGACGCGGACGGTGCATCCGCTCGCCGTCACGATCCGCGTGAGTTCGCTGTCGGCCATCACAAGTTCGCGATCTCCGTGGCCTGCACCAGCGCCGCCACGATCTCGGGGTCGGGCTCGCTGCGGCCGGGTCCGGCCTTGACGTGCGCCTTGAGTGCGCCGGTCTCGGCATCCTTCGATATGAGCACGGCTGCCATGCGTTCGTCGTCCGTGCTGGCTTCGTCGAAGACGACGAACTTCGTCTGTCGTGCCTGCTGTTCAGTCATCTGATTCCCTTCGGTGACTTATGTAATACATCTTAGTGTGTGCCACACACTAGGTCAACTGGTTGTCCTACGTGAGTCCTCCGATCCAGAGCGACGTGACTCCGTACCCGATGACTGCGAGCAGCGGGATGACGATCATCAGCCCACCGCCGATGACGAGCACATCGGCGATGCGATCCTGCAGGGCGCTCGTGCTCCCGGTGAGCGTGATGCCAACGATGATGAGGATCACGCCGAGGATCACAGACGTGACGACGATCGCCGTGATGAGATCCTCATTCATTGGCGAGCCCCCAGTCCTCCATCTCGCTGTCGCTCATATGACGGGTGCTGGTTGTGCCCTGCCACGCATCGTCATGCATGCGCTTAGTGCCGAGGGTGTTCCCGTCGGCGTCGAGATAGACGCGCTCCGTGTGGAGATACGTGCGCTCCTCGACGCGCCCGCGCCCGCTAGCCATTGGCTTCCTCCGCTGCTCGGTGGCCGTCCATGTAGCCCTGGTCGTAGGCGTCGCGCTGGTGGCTGAAGCCGTACCAGCCGCCGTTCTCCCCAGCTTCGGCGATCATCGCGTAGTAGGCGTTATTCGCCTTCTTGCGCAGGTCGGCGTCGGCGAGCGGCGCGGGCCTCTCGGCGGCGGCCAGCAGTGCTCGCAGGTGGTCGGCTCGCATGAAGATGCCCGAGTCGTCGGCGACCCACGGATCGGCGAGCCGTTCGTTGGCGGCGGCGCGCGCCGCTTCGAGCGTCATGCCTTGTCCTCGACATGCTTGGCCGAGCGGACGTCGACGCGGCGAGCCACGTCCCACAGGGCCTCAGTTGAGATGTGCGGGCCGAACGGGCGGCGGTCGCGCCACTGGAACGTCTCGCGCGCTTCGTGCTCCCAGTAGCCCTTGTAGAGGCCGAACGCGGTCTGGATCAGTTCGCTGTCCGTGGCGTGCGGCGAGAGGTACGCCTTGCCGCCGTACCCCAGGCCCATCTTGCCGGTGATCGTGTCGCGCCGCCAGCACTGGATCTGGAAGTAGAAGCGCCCGTCGGGTGCGCCGTGCTCGTCGAAGAACGAGTCGTCCTTGCCGATGACCACGTCGCAGTCCATGCCGAGCTTAATCTCGGACTGGATGCCGAGGAGGCGGTTGAAGAAGTTGTCGTCGTTGGTGCTCATGTGGTGGGTTCCCTTCAGTCGAGGATGATGATGTCGCGGCGGGTGCCGTCTGGTTCGATCACGTAGATGAGTCCGCCCTGTTCGGTGATCTCGAGCAGGGTCTTGTAGAGCATCACGCCGCGAGCCATCGCGGCGCTCTTCGTGGATGCCGTCTCCTCGGCGACGTAGCGCAGCGCCTCGTCGACCTTCGGGTGCATGGCGACGTGCAGCTGTGGGCGGCCGGGCCGCAGGCTCACGACGCCACCTGGAAGCGCCGTTCGTTGATCGACTCAGCGATCGCCTTGTACTTTGCGCTGCGGGACTTCGGCTTCATCCCGGCGGCCGCCTCGATCTGCGCCCAGTCGGCATCCTCGATGGTGCCGACGTCGACGCCGTGGTCGGCGAACAGTGCGATGAGACGCTCGGTCCCGGAGCAGTCACGACAGATGTCGCGGTCCTGGCGGGCATCCTTCGCGACCACGCCGCAGCGCTGACAGACCCGAGAGCCGAGGCCGCGCGGCGCGATGTGGGTGATGTTCGTGGCCCGGATGGGCTGGTATGTCGGCATGGCTCCTCACCATTCTGTGTTCGTGGCGTCGTACGTTCTCATCTGCGATCCCTCCCAGTAGAGGGTGTGGTTGCCCGCCGGGCCGTGCCGATTCTTGAGCACGTCCAGGTCGAGCGGCATGGGCTCGGGCGGCATGCCCGGTCCCGGCGGTTCCCAGTTCGGGTCACGCGACAGCATCATCACGACGTCGGCGTCCTGCTCGATCGCGCCGGAGTCGCGCAGGTCGGCGAGCCCCGGCCGCCGGTCGATGCGGTTCTCGCTGTTGCGGTTCAGCTGCGACAGCATGATCACCGGGCAGTGCAGTTCCATGGCCATGACCTTGCAGAGGCGGCTGTTCTCCGAGACGATCTCGTAGCGCGACTGCCCCTTCGGCCCACCCATCAGCTGCAGGTAGTCGATGACCACACCGGCGATGCGACCGGCCGGACGCCGGACGCTCCGTGCGAACGAACGCACGTCGGCGATCGTCACGGATGCCCGGTCATCCATCGCGATCGCCATGGAGCGCGGTGCCTGCTGCTGCCAGCCGTCGATGCGCGCCTTCCACAGGTCGGGCAGCGGCTTGCCGGACTCGAGCAAGTGGTGCGGCATCTTGTTCTGCTGGGCGATGATGCGCCGGACGATCTCCTCACGCGGCATCTCGAGCGAGGAGAACGCGACGGGCCCGTGCTCGGCGAGCGCCGATGCGATCTGCATGGCGACGGCCGACTTGCCGATGCCGGGCCGGGCGGCCAGGACGTACAGCGCGCCGGGTCGGAACCCGCCGCCGAGTGTGTCGGTGACGGATGCCCACGGCGAGGCGTAGACCAGGCGCGGGTTGCCCGCCTGTTCGATGACCTCGTCGATGATGTCGCCGACGTACGTCAGCGGCTGCATCATCCCGGCGTTGGCCGAGTCGATGCGTGCTCGCGCCGAGTCGATGAGTCCCTCGGGATCCTCGGTCTCGGTGACGTCGCGCATGATGGTCGCCGCGACCTCGCGCAGTCGGCGCCGCACGGTAGCCTGCCGCACCTCGTGGGTGTGGAAGTGCGAGGCGTACGTCGGGGTGTCGTAGATCTTCAGCACCCATGCCTCGGCGCGCGGCTCGCGCAGGCCGACGGAGAACGCATCGATCGGTTCGCCCTTCGCCTGCATGCGGACCATGGCGGCGAACGCCCAGCCAGCTTCGTTGACAGTGAAGTCCTCGTCGGTGAGCCCGCACTCGTCGAGGTACTCGCCACGGCTGCGGATGATCTCGGCGATGACCACGGCCTCCGACTCAGGCAGGCTCATCAGCGTGCTCATGCGGGCCTCGTTCCGATGACCTGGCCGGTGACCTCGTCGTAGACGCGGACGTGCCCGGGCGGCAGAGTGAAGCGCTCAGGCTGCTTCGGCTCCGGCGGCTTGACCTTGCCGTCGGCAGCGCGCGTCTGCGGCGTCTCGTCCTCCCAGCGCTTCTGGTTGAGCCAGGTCGCCAGGTGCGGGATGAACTGCTTCTCCTGCGCCGGGTACGTCCGGTAGACGTTGGCGTGCTCGACGAGGATGGAGGTCACCTCGGTGCGCAGCCTCGGGCTCATGGCTGACCAGCGCTTGTGTGCGCTGTCCTTGCCGACCTTCCTCGGCCACGCCTCCCAGATGGCGGCGAACTCGGCGTCGATGGCAGATGAATGATCCGCTACTCGAGAGAGTTCTTGATGATGGTCTTCTGTAGTGATGGTCTTCTTTGTGGGTGGATTAGCCTGCGTAGGATTATCCGACGTAGGTTCATCCGCACTCCATGGATCGACGATCACATAGTCCGTGCCTGCCAGCGTTCCGTCACTGTTGCGCTCGCGCTCTCGATGCAGATAGCCAGCATCCTCGAGTTCCTGGATCGCTGAACGGATGGAGTCGCGGCCTTCGATGCCGTCACGGATGAGGGATTCGATCGTGATCTCCCACCCGAGACGGTGGCTCATCAGCTCGACAAGCAGGCCGCGAGCCTTGCGGGTAAGCCGCTTATCGCGAACCCACTGGTTCGGCACCTGCGTGAAGTGGTCCTCGAAGGCGAGGCGTGTGCGGCGGATGCTCATCGCTCGCACCCCAAGATCTGGGGGTAGGTGGATGACGTGGCACTAGATGTGCGCATGGATGTCTCCTCGCGGATTGACGGATGCCCCACGCCGCAAGGTAGACTTGCTACCGACGGAACGGCGTGAGGGCTTGGACACTCTCAGCTTAGACCCCCGGCCCTGGTTGAACCAGGCTGCCGGGGGTCTTCCTTTGTCCCAGGGTTGGGACATCAGAGGTCGAGGATGAAGCCCTTCGTGCTGGGCTCGGCGGCGTGGATCACAGCATCCATCAGCTGGATGCGGGCGTTCATCGAGGACAGCGCGTCAGCGATCTCGCCGTTGATCCCCGGCGACGTCTCCTCGATCTTGCCCAGCATGTGCGTGGCCAGGTAGGAGAACAGCGCCTGCATCGTCAGGGCGACGACGGCGTCCAGGTCCGGCCCCTTCGAGTCGATGCTGAACGTCAGGTCGAGGCTGCCGTCTTCCGGCTCCTCGTCGGGTCCGGCGATGGTGAGGGTGACGATGTTCTTCAAAGCAGGTTCTCCAAGGCGATCTCGAGGGCGTGGCGGATGGTGGTGTGGGACTTGCGTGCCTTCGTGGTGAAGGCGCCGTACTCGGGCGGTGAGATGTAGATGGTCTTGCTCACCATCTCCGGCTTCTCGGCCGGGTAGCGGGCGACCTCGAACTGGGTCATCGCGGTGCGGATGACCTCAGACTCGCTCATGCCGTGCTTCGCGGCGTACCGCTTCACGCGCTTGTCGAGCGTCTTGGGCAGGGTGATCTTGCGCAGATCCTGGGTGGGCATCAGGCGGCCTCTCCTTCCTTGAGGATGCCGATGAAGTCGTCGACCCGCTCGGCGCGGATGAGGATCTCGTCAGCTGCTTCCTTGACCGCCTTCGGGTCGGCGATCGTCGGCTGCTTGGCGATGAGCTTCGAGAACGTGACAGCAGCCTTGGCGTTGGCCACGGTGCGCTCGCGAAGCTCGAGGGTGAGCGGCGTCTTCACGCTGCTCGGGTTGTGCACTCCGTGCCAGAAGCGCTCCCGGCCAGGGTCGGGCAGGGGGTACTCGTCAGGTGTCTTGGTCATGGTCTTCCTTCCGAACGAACCTCACGAAGAGGCTGAAGATGGGGCGGCCAAGTTCATCCTTGGCGACGTCGCCCCGGGCGAACTCGAATGTGCCGTCAGGTTGGGGGTCCATCTGCGGAACGCGACGGCGTGCGTGGCGCAGGGTGTGCTCGTTGGCGACGGCGAGCGATGGGTGCACTCGCCAGGCGCCGTCGGCCTGGCGAGCCATGGCCGCGACCTGATCCCACGGGATCCGCTTGCCGCGTGCCATCAGCGCCTCGGCACGAACGTGAAGTGGCGGGAGAGTCGGTCGGCGATGAACTCGCGCTGGCTCAGGCCACGCGGATTGTCGACGTGCCCGGCGCAGACGCCGTTCCACATGGCGATCGCGTTGCCGATCTCGCGCTCGATGTCGCTCTCGGCGTAGGGGCTCGGGTCGGGGATGGGTAACTGCTGGCTCATCGATACTCCTTGAGGTAGGCGGAGCGGTGCCGTGCGCCTCGCTCTGTGGCGAACGGCACCGTCCTGGTGTGGTTGTTAGGGTGCGAGATTCTGTCGCGCCTACGGGGCGCACAGCGCCTCAGTCCGTGTCGGGGATCTGCTCCCATATGAACCCGGTCGTGGTGTCCTCGCCCGAGTTCAGCCGGTCGGCCATGCGCTGGGCTCGGCCCTGCGCTGTCGGCTGACCGTCATGGCCGACCGCCTCACGGACCCAAGCGAACAGGTCGCGCTGTCGGTCGAGCACGCCGGTGAACATGCCCTCGTACGTCTCCACGGTGAACCGTGGATTGTCGGCGTCCCAAGCTTGGGACATCAGCCCTCCTCCCATCCGAGGATGTTTGCGATCTCCTGCGAGAGCGCGATCCTCCCGTCGTCGAACGAGCCCTCCGCGCGGCGACCGAACGCCGAGCGCAGGACGGTCACGATCTGTGCCCGCTCGAACTCGACCGCGGCGATCAGGTCATGCAGCGCCTCGACCACCGGTCCTGCCGCCTCGACCTCTTCGGTCGCGCCCGGCTTCCAGTTCCCGTTCTTGAAGTGCGCCGGTGCCGAGTCATCGTACTCAGCGGCGCGCGCCTGCGCTCGGGTGATGGCGCCGAGCACGCTCGGCTGGTCGGCATGCGGTGCGCCGTTCTTCTCGGCGTACTCATCGGCGAGCACCTTGTGCCCGTCGGCGACGAGCGTGTCGAACACCCGTTCGTTGAGTTCATCCTCCGTCATCGGAAGTCCTCCTCGGCGAGACCGTGGATCCGCAACTCACCCTCGATGATGTTGTCGATCTCATTGCGCTCGTCCTGCCACAGGCCGAACTCAGAGATCGCGAGATCCAGGATGTCGCGCATCTCCATGAGATCATCCAGGTCAGGTATGTCGTCCGGCTCGACCGAGTCCATCCAGTCCAGGTCGACCGTGCGCAGACCGACCGACGAGTCCTGGATGCCGCCACCCTGCACGATGACGTAGTGCTGCTCGCGGTCGACCGTGACCGCCTCGGCGATCAGTTCCTTGAGCAGGGCGTACGAGAGGATGATGTTCCCGGCGCGGCTGACACGGTAGCCAGGCCGGGATTCACCAGCCTCGATGGTCTGCTCGGCGATCTCATCTTCCGTCTTCACTGCTTCTCCCTCCAATGGGTGAATTCGTCGGTGTACGCGGGCCCGACTTCCGGACCTCGAGCGGGGAACTCGTCCTGGAAGTACGCGGCACGGGCGGCCTCATACTCGTTGAGCTTCCTCACGACGGCGGCCGACGTCGCCGTCACCGTGTGACCGGACAGCAGCGAGGCACCGACGACGATACCCAGCTGCGTTGCGGCGTGCTCGAACTTCCGGCGTCGAGCGCGGATCGACCTCATGCCCACGACTCGCTCCCTTCGAGCATCGGTTGACGGCGCCCATCCCAGGCACCGGGCTGCCAGTACAGCTGGCGCTGCACCAGCCACGTCGTCGCCTGCATCTCGTGCACGCCGACGGCGAGGATCTTCGCGGCACGGTGCATGAGCCCGGCGGCAACGCGGTACTGCGCCCGGGTCGGCGGCGTCGCACCGCGCTCGCCGACGAGCATGTCCCATGCGTGCCGGTCGATGACCGGGTCCGGCGATGCCCCGGCAGTGACGATCGCGTGGAAGAACGCGTTGGTCTTCGGGCCACGCAGCACGGCATCCGGCTCCTCGCCAGCGTGGATGCGGCGAGCCTGGGCCAGCGAGCGGCCGAGTGCACCGCGGTCCAGCGTGCCGCCGGACATCAGCATGCGCTCAGCGATCATCACATTCGGACCCCAGCCCAGACGTGGCGACGTCGCAGCGATGACGCCCGCAGCGACCTCGAGCGTGACGCCGTACGTCTGGGCCTGGTCGGCGGCGACGTCGTGCGCCTCGACGTACCAGCGGTGCCCGGCGCTGATCTGCACAGCGGTGGCGCGGCGGTAGTGGGCGGTGGCGCGGCGGGTGAGCGGCGTGCTCATTGGTCGACCTCTTCCAGCCATGCCGTCAGGGCGTCGCGCACCTTGCGCACTTCCTCGATGCCGAGGTGTGCGCGGGGCGCCTCGAAGATGATGCCATGGTCATTGATGTGCGACTCGTCGGGCCCAACCCAGAGCTTCTGCTCAGTGGCGAGGCTCGACTCCTGCACGCTGAACGAGCGCGGCTCGCCCCCGCGGTAGTCCTTGTACTCGAATCGCATGTAGCCGAAGCCACGCTCGGAGCGCCCGGGCAGTCCGGCGCTCATGCGAAGTCCACCGCGGTGATGTCGAGGTACGGCGCGCTCCATGGACGGCTGTCGTCGAGCGCCCGCTGCCAGCGAGACCAGTCGTCAGGCCAGGCGAAGTGCCCGTCGTTCCACTCGCCGACCGTCTTGCGGACGGCGGCCTCGATCTTGGCCGGGTCGCCGGTGTTGATCGCCCGGGTGAGCGCCGCCCGCTGGCGGCTGCCCTGCTGCTTGGTGAGGTAGTTGGTCATGTCATTCACCGAACCCGTGGTCGAGTGCGAACTGCACGGCCGTGACGGCGAATGCATAGTGCGTGTTCGTGTAGCTGCCGTCGGCGATCTCGTTGATCGCGTTGCCCACGATCTCTTCTGCTGTTGCCATGATGCGATTCCCTTCGCTGTCCCAACCTTGGGACGGATCAGTGGGGGCGGGTCGTTCGGACCCGCCCCCGTGTGGTGATGGTCAGGCGGTCTGCAGCATGCGCAGGATGTTCGCGTCGAACTGCTCGCGCTTGCCGGTGATGAGGTTGTTCTGGTTGCGCTCGGTGCGCCCCTTGTCCGAGCCGAACTCCCACTGCTGGGCGGTGTTGAACGCGGCGAGCACGCCGTACTGCGAGTTCCTCCACGACGCGGCGCGCTCGTCATTGCGCCACAGGTCGTTCAGCGCACGGACCTTGTTCTCGGCCATGGTCTTCGAGCGCCCATCCTTCGCCGTGTCGACGCCGGTGAACGCCTTGACGATCTCGTTGAACTTGGCGTCGCTGACGTAGGCCGACACCAGTTCCTTGAACTCGCGGTCGAACTCGTCGGCCACCTGCTCGACGACCAGGCCGAGCGAGAGGCGCGCTTCGTTGAGACGGAGCAGCGAGTTGCGGCTGTGCTTCACCTTGTGCACCGCGTTGAAGTTCGCGATGAACTGGCGGAAGCCGGGCAGGTGCAGCTGGTTCTCGCAGATGAGCAGCGTCTCGCCGACGCCGTACGTCGTGGCGATGGTGCCGTCCATCGACGTTGCCGCCGATGCCCACGGCCGGTGCTGCACGGGCTCGGCGCCGGGCGCCGTTGCCGTGATCGTCTCGGGCAGCTGGGCCTGGACGATGACGCGAGCCCCGCCGTTGGTGACGGCGACGGTCGCGATCTGCAGCCCGCCGTGGGTGAGCAGGTCGAGTCGCTCAACGAGCCACTCGGCCGGGTGGTGGATCTGGTAGCCGCCCTTGAAGATGCCGAACTCGACGCCCGTGTCAGCCCGGACGATCGCCTTGCGGTCGGGCAGGTCGACGCTCGACACGCCGTTCTCGTCGATCCAGGTGGCGGTGAGGTTGGCCTCGACGAGCGGGTAGCTGAGCAGGTCGATGGCGTCCTGCGTGGGGACGGCCCCGTCGTAGACGCGGCGCTCGTCGGCGTGGCCGATCCAGTTGCGTCCGTCCATGAACCCGGCGAGCGTGGACGTCGTGGTCGATGCGGTGATGGTCATTGCGATTCCCTTCGCGGTGTCCCAGGGTTGGGACGGTGTCGGTGGAGCGGATGCCCCGGTGTTGCTTGACTAGGGTATAACCCTACCCTAGTGGTGAGTCCGTGTCAAGCGGACTCGATCTCGGCGACGGCCTCGGTGAAGCACTCGCGCGCCTCGCCCAGCTGGCTCTCCAAGAAGCGGACGTCGGTGTGCTTGAACCGCATCTCCTGCGGCCCCGAGTAGTCACGCTGCGTGACCACGTACTGGTTTTGCTGCCCGTCCCAGTACAACTCGACGACGTGACGGCAGCCGTCCGGACCGATGGTGGCGTACTGCTCACGGATGTACGCCGTGCGCAGCGCGTCAGCCTTGAGCCAGCCCTTCGAGCGCGGCATTACTCCTCGTCCTCCATCGATCCGAACATGGCGTGCCAGCAGGCACCATGGATGCCGGACTTGAGCGTCTCGCGGTCGTCGTCCGACATCTCCGGGAACGCCACCTGGATCAGTTCGCCCTCGACCCAGCGCTCGTACGCCTCGAGGTCGACGGTGATCTTCTCCGGCGGCGTGCTGCAGAACATGCACTGCGGCGGGACGACGTTGACTTTCTCGTTGCTCATTCGATGACCATCTCTTCGTCGTCGCCGAGCACGGCGCGGACCTCGCCCCACGGGTGGGACATCTCGGTCAGCACCTTGCCCGGCTCGCCAGCGCCACGGTCCCAGAACCCGGCGCCCTCGTGGTTGCGGGTGAAGGCGAAGTCGATGCCGACCTGCGTCCACTCATGTCCGGTGGCATCCAGGAACTCGCGGATCTCCGGCGCGTTCGACGTCACGAACTCGGTGACCTCGTCGATAATCTGCTGCTGTGCGGCCGCACTCCACGACGGCACGACGTCGTCCGGCCAGGTCTGGTCGGCCGTGAACAGCAGCGCCTCGCGGAAGCCGTTGATCGCGGCGACCAGATCCTCGTCCGATACCTCCGCATCCCACTGCCAGTAGGCGTTGAGCAGATCCTGGAAGTAGCGGTCGCGCTCCTCCTCGGTGTCGAATGCGGAGGTCGAGAAGATGCCGAAGCTGTCCTGTCGGGCCACCATCGGCCGACCGAACGAGTCGATCTTCCAGAAGCAGCCGATGGGTGATTGGTCGTCGCCCTCGGTGGCGGCCTCGAACGTGGCCTCGCGGATCGTTTCGATCCATGACTCGTCGGTGATCGGCGTGCCCTTGCTCACGACTGGGCCTCCGTCCCAACGTTGGGACGCACCCATCGAAGCGGCCGCTTCCAGTACTCCTCGCGGATCTTCGATGAGAGTTCCCCGAGGCTGGCGCGGTAGCCCAGCCCGTCACCCTGGAATGATGCGTTCTGCACCAGGTCGGCCAGGTCGAGGATGTCTCGCACGGGGATGACCTTGAACTTCCAGTGCTCGCCGATCCCGGTACCCATATCGAGCGCCGTCAGGCGGTCGGCCTCCGCCGCCGCCTTGTCGGGCTTGTAGAACGCATCCCACGCGGTGCCCGTCGGCACGCCGTTCTCGTCGATTCGCATGACCATGAACATGTCGTTCTCCTACTCTGTCCCAAGGCTGGGACTGATCGTCGGCGCGTTGATCACGCGCCCCTTCTCGATGTCGTCAGCGAGGTGCTCGCGGACGAAGTGGGTTCGCGTCACGACGTGGCGTGAGCGACTGTCAGGCTGGGTGCACAGCATGCCCGGCGCCGAATTGCACGACGGGCAGCGGACGGCGAGCGCGCTCACCACTCCTCCGTCCACCCGTCGGGCAGACGGACCAGGTGGCGCGGACCCCTGTCGTGCAGGTAGTACGCGCCGTCGAACGTCGAGTCGCCCTCCGACACCTCGACCCAGTCCTCGTCGCGCGGCGTCACGGATGACCAGCGCTCGGCGAAGTCGACCGTGTAGAGATCGTCGGAGTCGCTGACCAGTTCCTCGCAGACCGGGCAGCGCAGTGCCCAGTACGTCTCACCATCGTCGGTCACTTCTTCCTTGACCAGTTCGGGCAGCTCTGCGGTGCGCAGCTTGCGGATCACGACGTCGACCAGTTCGGCGAGCGGCGTGTCGGCGTCGATGGATGCCAGGATCTCGGCGGTCGTGACGGTCACTGCTCCGTCTCCTTCGCCAGACGGATGAGTCCGAACTCCCGGTGGATCGTCTTGACGATGGCCAGCGCGCGGCTCTCGCTGATTGGGGCGTCAGGCTCAGACCAATGGCCGAGAGCATCGAGCCGGAACAGGCGGGCCATGTGGAGGGCGTCAGCGCCAGCCGAGACGTAGATGCCCGGCTTGGTGGGGAGCGGACGCTTCGCCCGTTCCAGGATCTCGACGGTGACGATGCAGTCGGTGGGCACCGCCGTGCTCTCGTACGCGCCATTGCCAAGCGTGAGCGCCTGGCGGCTGAGCCCGGTGATGGGCCCCTTCACGGTAACGCCGTTGCTCTGCGTGAGCAGTACCGTGTCGCCGACGCGCGGCTCGATCTTGAGCGCGGCCATCACAGTCCCTCCGTCTCGGATGCCTGGCGCATGATGGTGAAGACCTGGCCCGAGTCTTCCTTGACCTTCAGCGGCACCGTCGCGCCGATGGTGATGAGCGATCCGCCGGTCGGCGAGTCAACGATGGTGCGGATGGTGGCCATGTTCACGAACACGAGCCCACCTCCGACGTGGTTGTGCAGTGCGATGAAGCGCATCATGCGATTCCCTTTCGATGAGTGCGTCCCAGGGTTGGGACACTGGATGGTTAGTCAAGCGTAGGCAAGAGTGCGGCGGCGCGGTCCTGCACTGCGCCGCACTTGCAGGCCAGGCGGCGGTCGACGAAGTCGAACGACCAGCGGTGGTTGCGGTGCTGATGGTCCGCAGTCAGGTGGCTGAAGCGTCCGCAGGTGAAGGCATCGAACGCCGACTGGCTGGCGTACATCCCGACGATCGCCTCGGGATCCCGCTCGAACAGGGCGTGGATGAACATGCCCCACTCGTCCCAGGTGGCAGCACGCTCGTCCGGATCGTAGTCGCGGCCCCCTGTCCCAGGATTGGGACGGCGGCCCGACGTCCCGCGCAGCGTGACCTCGAAGCCGTGGTCACGGGAGCGGGAGCCGCGCTCGAACTCGTTCGCGGTGTAGACGCCGGTCATCCCCGCCGCACGGGTGGCGTCGGCGATGTCAGCGTGGGTCAGCGTGTCGCTGTGGATCTTCATCGGTTGAATCCCTTCAGTGCGCCCGGCTTGGGCGGGACGACGACATGGCCGTCGATCGAACTTGTTCTGGTGCCGTCGGCATACTCGTCACATCGGTAGTGCTCGACGGTGAATGTGGAAACGAGCACGCAGAGGTCGCCGCTCCCGGGGCCTGTGTCCTCCGGCTCGTTCATCTGTGCACGGTCAGCATGGATCGCCTCGACGATCATGCTCTCGGCTGCGAGGCCGAGGTCGTCGAGGGTCAGGTCTGCGTGGCGGGCAACGATCTCCTCAGCGATCTGCTCGGGAGTCTTCATTGAGCGGCCTCCGGATCCCAGGTGGTGGACAGCGCTGCTCGTGCCATGAACTCGGCGCGGGTGATGGGCTTCTCCCATGCGGCGACGAACTCGTTGCGCGGCCAGCCGTCCGGGTCGAGGATGCGGATGCCGGTGCGCTCCACCCACTGGGCGGACGACAGCATCTCCTCGTCGACGGCCGCCTCTTCGGCAGCATCCGTCCCAACGTTGGGACGCTGTGCTCGATCTTCCTTGAGTGCTCGCTCGACAGCAGCCCTCACTGGGCGCATGGCTCGCAGGCCGATGACGCCGTCGGCGTACAGTCCTCGGGCCACATCAGCGGCGATCTGTTTTTCGGTGCTCATCAGGGATTCCTTTCGATGTTCATTGACCGGCGTCCCAGGGTTGGGACAGCCGATCTTCATTGACCAGCCCGCGACCGCGATCTTCATTGACCACGGCCGCGGGGGCTGGCTGATCTTCATTGACCGACGGGTGGCCGGGCAGCGATCTTCATTGACCAGCCGGGCGGGGACGGGCGGCGGCCCGACTGGGCTGGCTGGCTGGCAGCCGGGGATGCCGGACTCGGCGCCACGCCACGCGGGCGGCCGCGGCGGCCAGGCCGGATGCCTGGCCGCACACGGCGGCGGCGATCAGCGCGCCCCGCATGCCCGCCGCCACACTTGGTATGCGCGGTTGCATCGCGCTTCGGCCGCGTCGACGGCGGCGGCCGTGGGCGGTTCGTCAGTGCCCCACGTCAGCACCGCGATGAGGTGGCGTTCAGCGTCGGCCATGCGGCGGTGCGCCCGGCGCTCGGCGCCGGTCATGCGTTCGGGTGTCTCGCCGATCAGGGTCTCATCGGTGGAAGTGTAGGTGCTCATGTCATCCTCACAATCTGTCCCGACCTTGGGACGCTCACTGTCGACCCGGGCGGATCAACTAGGTACAAACTACGGCCTAGCTCAGACCGTGTCAAGCAGGCCGCGACGACATGCGCCGCGGCCTGCCGTACGTCACTCCGACGCCGTGCCACTGTCCCAGTACGTCACGCCGCGGAACGTAACGCTGGTGTCGCCATGCGGGATCGGGTACCACACGCGGCCGTGCCAGGCCAGCCACGACGTGCCCACGCCGTTACCGGCCGTGCCGGCGTCCCAGTAGCACGGGCCGGGTGCATCCTCCGACGTGCATGGCACCAGCGCGCCGGTCAGGTTCGGGACGGGTGCCACGCGGGGCGCGTCCGGGGTGAACCGCGCCACTTTAGCGGGGCGCGGCGCGGCATCCGGGACGGGTGCCGTGTGTCGGATCCGGAGCGCGTCCGACGCGCCGCCCGGCACGCTCACGACGTGCGCGGCCGCGGCCGGTTCGGCAGCGTGTCCGCCCGCCGCAACCAGCGCGCCGCCCGTGATCAGCGCCACGATGGACGCGCCTACGGTCGCGGCTACGGCCGCGTCCCAACGTCGGGACACGGGAACGTGTGTCGACCGCCGACGCGCGCTCATGCGCCGCACCCCACGGCCGCCCGGGCAACCATCGCCGGGACATATGCGGCGGCGACGGCGAGCGCCACGGCCGCCAGGATCAGGCACCAGGTTCCGATGCCCTGCCAATTCGGCACCAGGCGTGTACGTCGTTCCATCTGAACCGCTCCATTCCGCCGCACTCGCGGCGTCCGACGCTCAGCCCGTTTGGCTGAACAACTAGGAGAACTCTATGCCCTAGCTGGGACCGTGTCAACCGGCCGCCGCAGGTGTCCCAACCTCGGGACAGTTGCACAGCGCAACCAGACTTGACACTCGCCCCGCTAGGGTGGACTATGTACCTAGTCGTTCCGCAGGGGAACGGCACCTACCGCCGGGAGGCACCAAATGTCGAAGTCCACCAGCACCGCACCCGCCGCCACCACGGCACCCGCCGAGGTCGCACTCATCGCGCCGGACCTGCTCACCCGTGTCGTCGACGCGTTCAGCGTCACCGCACTGGACGAACGAAACCGCGTCCAGGCCATCGTCGACCTCAAAGCCGCGGGCGCGTCCAGCATCCGCCAAATGGTCGCGGCCGTAACGTTCGCAAACGGCGGCACGCCCGTCCGCGGATTCAGCAAGTCCAGCATCGGCCGCTACGACGTCGCCGCCCGGGCCATCCTCGCAGTCGGCGAGACCGGCCCGAAGCTGACGGACGCACAGCGCGTCAGCGTCGCGGCCGCCGTCGTCAGCCTGGCCAACTACGTCGGAAGCGCCGACGTCCTCGCCGCCGTCGACACCGCCGCCAAGAGCCGCACTGGCGCGGCAATGGTCAAGGCCGTGGAAGCCGAAGCGAAGCGCGCCGCCGCCGCAGAATACGCGGCCGCGATCAGCACCGAAAAGCGAGGCCCGCAGACTCGCGTGGCAGGCGCAAAGTCCACGGCCGACACCAGCGCGCCGGAACCCGAATCCGCCGCCCCGGCGTCGCACGGCAAAGACGCGCCGCAGGGTAAAGCCGCCACGCTGGGAGCGGCGGGCCTGTCCGACCTCCTGTCCGAAGTCGCACGCCGCGTCAGCGTTAAGGGATTCACGGTCGCAGAATCCGACCTCGCCGTGTTCACCGCGATCAGCGCCGCCGTCGAGGAGGCAGTCACGGCCGGACGTACCGTCAACGTCTGACGCAACCACAGCGGCCGCCGATCAGCCCACCGCGAGGGGAAATCGGCGGCCGCTCCGTCTGCCACGCGCCGCGCGCCGGATGCCGCCCACCGGGCCCACACACACGGGCCCCCACGTCGCCCGTTCGGTCCGCGGCGCGGCGGGGGGACGCTACCCGGTCCTCCACTCGGGCGTGTGTTCTCGGGACATCTGTATTACAGATGGAGGGCAGGGGTCGCCTCTGATATTTTGTTAGACAGAAGTGGAGGGACGTGACTCACCCTGGGAACCCCAGCGCTCGTCACCCTGAGGAGGTGGCTGAGAGGGATGAATAGATACAGAAGACACAAGGACTCGGGGCGATCCCAGTCGGGAGTAGGGGAAGGTGCCCATTCGGTCACTTCGCTCCTCGGGGTGACCTTACTTCCATCCTGGGGGTATAGTTACTTCCATGCCAGGGGAATTCAACGGGCCCGTAGTCGGGACGATTCACGAGAACGGCGAGATCACTCCGGCCAAGGTCAGGACTCCGCAACGCCGAGCGTACGCCGATGAAGAGGTGATGTACATGCAGATCCCAGTGCACGCGCTGGCCGAGTACCTCTCGGCGCTGTCGCCTACGCAGATGAAGATCATCGACGTCGTGCTCGCCGACTATCGCGAGGGACAGCCCTGGGCGCGGATGACGGCGACGGAGATCGCCACCGAAGCTGGGCTCACGTCGAAGAACTTCTACCGCGCCATCGCCCCGCTGCGAAAGGCAGGCATCCTGCTGCGCTCGTCGTCGACGATGTGGCAGATCAACCCCCACGTCGGCTGGCGTGGATCCCGCAAAGTCTGGGCTGACGCCCGGCGCATCACACCCAAGCCGAACATGGAGGAACTGAGATGAGCACCAAGCTCGAATCCCGCATCCGCCTCATCGACCTGAGCGACTGGGGCTACTCGACCCTGCAGCTGATGCAGCGCCAGATGGAGTCCGAGGCCCTCAGCGATGGCTCCGGGCGCTGGGTTCCGGTGCCCTATGCCGTCGGCCGTGGCGTCATCGACCAGTCGACCGACTCGGCGGGCATCCTGCTGCGCATCGAGTTCACCAGCGACAAGGTCGCCGACATCTCGTGGATGGCGGCGAAGGCGTACAGCTACGCGCTGTACTGCGGCTGCATCGACCAGCTGCGTCGCCGCTCCATGCAGATCGGCCGCGCGCGCTTCCTCGGCGCCGGATCCACCGAGACCGTCGAGGCAACCCTGGGCGACGTTCGCATGGCCGTGCGCCTGACCGTCATCGACCCCGCAGAAGTGGAGCAGGCGGATGCTTGACACCGAGGAGTACACCAAGGCGGAGGCAGCGGAGGCGTTCGTCGCTCGCTCTCGCCAGTTGGTCGGGTGGGCCGCCGAGTCGGCGGCCGACCTCGAGCGTCGCGGCGTGCTCGCGCACGAGGTGCTCGGCTCAAGGTCGCCATATTTCACGCGCATTCAGCTGAGCCCGAAGGTGCCGTGGCTAACAGCCGAAGTTCACATCGTCCAGCCGAATGCGCTATGCGGGAAGTGCTTCGAGGGTGACATGGGGGTGACGTTCTCATGAGACACGTCATCCCGTCGTCGATGCTGCAGCATCGCGTCCTCGAGCAGGTCGTCTTCCAGTGGGACGGCACGCACGCGAGGGCGATGGAGGGTACCACCGAACTCGCCGAGGAACTGCGCGCGCGCGGCGGCATCCTCCGCGAGAGTCGGTTCGAGACCAACAGCAGTGGCGCATGCTACTGGTTCCTCACGATCGAGCGCGTGGCCGACGGCCAGACGTGGGAGTTTGACATCCGCCGCGGCGACTGGGTCGTCATCGACCTACATGAGCAGCGGGTCTACACGATCGACGTTCTGCCGGAGCCGATCGGCGAGGAGACTTACAACCGGACGACGCCCGTCATCCGGATCGAGACAGCGCGTCCCAAGCTTGGGACGGGGAGGGAGTGACCATGGTCACCGTGCTGAAGTCGCAGGAGGAGGTCGTGAAGGACGAGCGCCGCGCCGCGCGCGCGGATGCCGTCGCCCTGACGAAGTCGATCGGCTGGGGTCTGCTCGGCGTGGTCGGCGTCGTGCTCGCGATCTTCTTCTTCCAGTGGGTGGTCGGCGTGCTCATCGTCGCCGTCGTGGCGCTCGCGCTGTTCAACTTCGTCTGGTGGGGGCTGTCGTCCAGCTACGCGCGCTGGCACCGTCACCACGGTCGTCGCTGACTTCTGTGATACGTTCGGGATCATGGCGAGGACAGGGAGACCGCCCGTGCTGGGCGTCAATCGAGACTCGACCGTGTGCGTCCGCTTCTCCTTCGAGGAGATGGAGGCGATGAACGTCGCACGCGGCGAGCAGGCTCGCTCAGATTTCGTCCGGGACGCGGTGGCTACAGCCGTGAAGCGGAGGATGAAGTGACGGACGCCGTGTTCATGGACTTCGAGGAGCCCAACCCGCCCCGTCACGCGGCCGGTGGGGGCAATCGCAGGGGCCGGGACGGTGAGGACGGGGCAGATCGCCACGGCATCCCGCACCTTCCGGCGCCTGTGCCCCAGCTGACGGGCGATGAGGTCCGCCGCGGGGTGTCGAACCGCAACCGCGCGGCCATGAAGCTGAAGTCGCGGGGCTTCTCGTACCTCGAGATCGCCGAGGAACTCGACTTCCCGACCGCGATGGACGCCAAGCGCGCCGTCGAGTCCGTCATCGCGGCCACACTGACCCCCGAAGAGATCGACATGCAGCGCGCGCTCGTCGTCTCTCGGGCTGAGGAACTCTACAAGCAGTCGATCGCCATGGCGACAGCCGACTATCTGGTCGACGACGACGGCGAGCGCGTCGCGAACGACAAGAAGCTGCAATGGCACCAGCAGGCATCGAGCGATCTGATGAACATCGCTACCCTCACCGGGGCGAAGGCCCCCACCAAGGTCGAGTTCACCCCGACCGAGGTCGATCTCGAGCGGATGGTGGAGCGGATGGTGCAGCTGTCCGGCCACGAGGACATCGTGGACGCCGAGGTGATCGAATGGGACGCGATCCCCGCGATTGAGCGCACTCCCGAGGAGGGTGGCGACGCCTGATGGCCCGCCCGATCCGCCCTGTGCCGCGGGATGAGCGCATGGCGTCCCTCCTGGCTGACGTCGACGCGCTCCCGGCCGCTCAGCCGAAGCAGCCAATGCTCTCCGTGCTCATCTCGGAGGAGATGCGGCCGATGATCCTCGCCGCGGCGCGCGCGCGGCGCATGTCGCCCGCCGCGTACGCCCGCCGCGCGCTGTATGCACTCGCATGCTTCGACACCGGGCGCGATCTGCACGACGTGCTCGCGCGCGACCCGCGTATCACGCGGGAGAATGGCAGCCGAGCGCTCGATCCGGCCGGGACCATCTTCGGGGACTGGGAGATCGGCTCGCTGATCTCCTGGAAGGAGCCCGACGATGGAGCCTGAGAAGCGCTGGCTGGCGAAAGAGTCCGAGCCGCCCGGGCCGGATGCCTCGGCCGAGGAACTGCGCGCCTACATCGCGAAGATGTCGCCGAAGGCCAAGGCGGACCTGTCCCGCCGGGTGAATCGCCGCCTCGACGAGGAGCGCAAGGTCTGGTTTTGTGGCGATCGCACCTGCGACGGCCGCCCGCACGGCGTTTACAACTACCCGCACGCGCGCGGCTCGAAGCGCGAGGATCAGCGCGGCTCGCAGTACCCGCCGCTCGGCGCCGACTGGTACACCTGGCTGCTCGGCGCTGGTCGTGGCGCGGGCAAGACCAGGACCGGCTCGCAGTACAGCCTCTACGTCACGAGCAAGATCCCGTTCATCGCGCTCATCGGCCCCACGGGCCCCGCCGTGCGCTCCGTCATGATCGAGGGTCCGTCCGGTCTGATCCGTACCTGCGAGGCCGCAGGCGTGTACGAGAAGGGGATGTACGAGCCGTCCAAGGCGCGCTTCACATTCCAGAACGGCGCGGTCGCGTCGCTCTACACGGCCGAGGAACCGGCCCGAATCCGAGGCGGCAACTTCGGCTACTTCTGGGCGGACGAGCCCGCGCACTGGGACGACCCGCAGGAGGCGTGGGACCAGGCGCTGTTCGCGAACCGCATCGGCGTGCGCCCGCACGCGCTCGCCACGACGACGCCGCTGCCGAGCGAGTTCATCAAGAAGCTGATCGCCGAGGACGACACCGTCTACGTCGGCGGGTCGACCTACGACAACATGGACAACCTCGCGGCATCCGTCGTGAAGAAGATCCTGGCGCGCTACGAGGGCACCTACCTCGGCCGCCAGGAGATCCATGGAGAGATCATCGACGACCGCGAGGGTGCGCTGTGGTCGTCGCTGCAGTTCTCCGAGGAGGACTTCTACTTCAACCTCGAGGACGTGTCGATGGACCGCGTGCTCGTCGGCATCGACCCGGCGGGCTCGAACAACAAGCGCTCGGACCAGACCGGCATCATCGTCGGCGGCAAGCGCGGCGAGATGCTGCACGCGATCGACGACCTGTCGGGGAAGTTCTCGCCGTCGGGCTGGGCGCAGGCAGCGATCGGCGCGTACGAGAAGTACAAGGCCGACGCGATCGTGGTCGAGCGGAACTACGGCGGCGACATGTGTCGGGCGACGCTGAAGGCCGAGGGCTTCAAGGGCCGCATCATCGAGGCGAAGGCGACGGACGGCAAGCGCATGCGAGCCGAGCCGATCTCGGCGAAGTACGAGCAGCACATGGCCCGGCACCGCCGCGGCGGCAAGCTGGCGAAGCTCGAGTCCGAACTGGTGTCGTGGATCCCCGGCGAGGGCAAGTCGCCGAACCGGCTGGACGCCTGGGTCTGGGTGGCATCCGCGCTGACGCGCGCGGGCGGACGCGTCGACATGGGCTCGTCGAGCAAGACGCTCAGCCAGAAGCTGACGCAGGACAACTACAGCGGGCCGGGGTCGCTGGCCCGCAAGCGAGAGATCAAGAGGAGCAAGCCATGGTCGAGAGTCTGATCGCTGCCATCGGGAACTGGTGGCCGCTGTTCGCGCTGGGGGTCGCCGTGCTCGGCGTCGGCCGCTGGGTGCGTGTGGCGACCTACGACAAGTTCCCGCCCGCCATGTGGTGGCGGCAGACCTGGACGAACTGGGTCGTGAAGCACAACCACCAGGCGTGGAACGACCTCATGTACTGCCCCTGGTGCCTGACTCCGTGGGTGGCGCTGGTGTGCATCGGCTGGTTCATGCTCTCGTTCACGGTCGTCTGGATCGCCTGGACGTGGTGGCTATTCTGGGGATGGGGCGCGATCGCGTACCTGATCAGCATGGTCATCGTGCGGGACGAGCCCGCCAGCAATGACTGACGGGCGATGCCCCTCGCGCTATGATGCCGCAGAGGGGCGCAGCCAGAGCACCGGTGTAGAAGGGTAGCCATGCCGCGGGGAACGGTTTATCGGTACGAGGTGGTCAACACCCCCAGTCCGATCGAGGGCACACCCAGCAACTCGCTGGTCGCATCGGCGAAGACCTATGCTCCTGGCGGTGGGCCCGGCGCGCAGAAGCTGCGCCAGGTCGGCCGCCGGACCAGGCGGAGCGAGTGGCAGAACAGCCTCTGGGACATGTACGACCAGGTGCCCGAGTTCCGCTCGGGCTGTTCGTACGTCGGCAACCTGCTGTCGAAGGCGATCCTGTACGCCGTCGGCAAGGACGGGAAGCCCGCCACGGACCCGCTCGTGCTCGACGCGATGGCGTCGCTGTTCGGCGGGACCGAGGGCCAGGAGGAGATGCTCCGCCTGCTCGGCGTGAACTTCACCGTCGCGGGCGAGGCGTTCATCATCGGCACGCCCGCGAAGGATCCCAACGACGACGACGACTGGATGGTCGTCGCGTCCGTCGAAGTGCAGGGTGAGACCACCGGGAACATGACGGTGGAGGGCGAGCCGATCGACCCGAACGCTCTGCCCATCCGCCTGTGGAAGGCACACCCCCGTAGCTCCATCGACAGCGACTGCCCGGCGCGCGCGCTGCTGCCGACCCTCTCCGAGATCGTGCGCCTCAATCAGGTCGTGGCGTCGCAGGCCGACTCACGCCTGAAGGGCAACGGCATCCTGTTCGTCCCGTCCGAACTCGAGATGCCCGCCATGCCGGTCACCACGCTCGACGTCTCCGATGAGGAGATGCAGTCCGTCCAGCAGGCCGACGGCATCTCCGAGGGGCTCACCCAGCGGATGATCAAGATCGCCTCCATCGCGATGCGCGATCGCGACTCGGCCGCCGCCGGCATCCCGCTGGTCATCGCCGCCCCGGGCGAGTTCCTCGAGAAGGTCCAGTGGATCGACTTCTGGACCGGCTTCGACGAGTACACGCAGAAGCTCCGCGAGGAGGCGCGCAAGACCGTTGGTGTCGGCATGGACATGCCGCCCGAGGTCATCACCGGCACCGCCGACATGAACCACTGGTCGTCCTGGCAGACGGACGAGGCGGCCATCAAGATCCACTCCGAGCCGCTGCTCGCCGTCATCGTCTCCTCGCTGACGCAGGGCTACCTGCACCCGATCCTGCGTGCGTGGAACGTGGAGGACTGGCAGGACTACAGCATCGAGGCGAACACCGCCGCGATGCGCCTGCGCCCGAACCGCTCGCAGGAGGCGTTCGAGCTTTGGGACCGCGGCGAGATCTCCGGCCGCACCCTGCTCATCGAGAACGGCTTCGACCCGGACTCGGATGCGCCAGACCAGAAGGAGCGGATGACCTGGTTCCTCTCCCAGCTGGCGCGCAAGACCTCGGCGTCTCCCGACCAGCTGGCGGCCGCGCTCGCGAAGCTCGGCCTCACCGGCATCCCGTCGGACGCGGGCGGCCAGCAGCGCGGTGAGATGCCGCAGCCGTCGCTGGAACAGCATCCGACGGTCGACATCCCCGACCCGGCCGACTCGGAGGCGATTGCGGCATCCGCCGCCGTCGTTCCGATCGCGCCGTTCGTCGTCGACGCGATCCTCCTCGCCGCCGAGCAGTCGATCTTCCGCGCGCTCGAACGCTCGGGCAACAAGCTGAAGTCGCAGATCGGCTCGGGCACGGTGACGAGCCGCGCCCGCGACCTGTACCTGCAGGTGCCGCGCCTGCCGGTGTCGGACTGCATGCGCCTGCTCGACGACGCATGGTCATCGCTGGACGGCGTCACGTACCCGGGCATCGAGATGCACCGCTACCGCAGCGCGCTGCAGCAGTATGCGCTCACCCTGCTCCGCACGCAGGCGCCGTACGATCGCGGCTCCCTGGCCCGCCATCTCATGCTTGAGCTGGCCGACGAGGCAGCGTGATGGACGGCGGGACGTTCGCCGCCCAGCGCCGCCAGTCGCTGACGGACGCCGACGAGCGCCTCGAGCCCGCCGTGAAGGCGGGGCTCGGCAAGTACGCGAGCGGCGAGGACGGCTGGGACTCCGGGATCATCGACGCGGCCGCGCAGATCTGGCTTGAGAACTTCCAGGCGGAGAACCCCGGCGGCAGCTACGCGAACGCCGAGCGCCGGTTCCGCACGTCGCTGGCGGCCGCGCTCGAGAAGACCGGCCAGCCTGACGGCGGCGTCGGCCAGACGCAGGTGGACCGCATTACCCGCTGGCTGTCCACGTATGCGATCAACGCGGGGACCATGACGGGCTCGTATGGGCGTGGCATCCGGTCCAAGGTGTGGCGCACGATGGAGGACTCCAAGGTGCGCGAGATCCATCGCGACGTCGACGGCAAGGTGGTGCCGATCGGCAGCACCTGGGATGTCGCCGGGACGAAGGTGCCCTACCCGGGTGCACCGGTCGGGCCGCCCGAGGTCTGGATCGAATGCCGATGCGTGGCTCAGCCCGCATCGCGAGAGGGAGAGGCGATGAGCGCGAACACGTTCACCATCACCGACGACGACGGCGCGTTCGCCGCACAGAACGTGAACCCCGACGGCACGCCGTACACCGGCGCGCTCGTGGTGCTCGTGCCCGCCGACGACGACCCGGTCACCGCGGCATCCTCCGAGCCCGCTCACCTGACGTTCGTCTGGTTCGGCGACCTCGCCGAGATGCAGTCCCGCGACACGGCGGAGAACCCGCAGGTCGACATGGACACCCTGCAGCAGGAGGTCCGCCAGTGGGCGGCTGACCAGCCCGGCCCGATCACGGTGCCCGTGGCATCCCGCGGCACGCTCGGCGACGACAACGCCGACGTCGCGTTCCTGCATCCGACGCCGGAACTGCTCGCCGCGCGCGACCAGCTGCTCTCGAACGAGCAGGTCGGCTCGGCGCACGGCGCCGTGAAGCAGTTCCCCGAGTACACCCCGCACGTCACGCTCGGCTATCCCGAGCGCCCGGCGGCGTCCGAGTACGATGAGCCCAGCGTCACGTTCGACCGCGCCAGCCTGTGGCTCGGCGGCGAGCACCACGACTACCCGATGGGAGGCGACGCCGTGACCGCGTCCGCTGCAGCACCGACGACCGAGGCCCCGCCCGTCGACACCGAGGATAACCTGGTGCCCGATGAGCCGGACGACGGCGAGGAGATCGTCACCGAGGTTCCGATCCACGGCGTGCTCGCCGTCGAGGACGTCGAGACCGGCGACGGCCGCGGCTTCCGCCCGGGCGCGCTGTCGACCCGCCCCCTGCCGATCCCGTACCGCTACGAGGCGGTCGGCTCGCACGGCGGCAACCAGACCTCCGAGGTCTACGACGTCGGCCGCATCGACAACGCCTGGATGCAGGACGGCCAGATGCGCTTCACCGGCGCCATCGTGCTCTCCCTGCCGTACGCCGCCGAGGCGATCAACTCGATCCTGTCCGGCGTGAAGACCGGCCTGTCGATCGACGCCGACCAGATGTCGGACGACGTTGAGACGTACACCGAGGAGTACATCGACGCGGCGACGTCGCAGGGCAAGAACCCGACCCGCTGGTTCAAGACCACCCGCGTCTCCGGCGCGACGCAGGTTCCCATCCCCGCGTTCGCCGAGTCGTACACCGGGCTCGGCCACGAGTTCGAGGAGGACATGTCGCCCGAGGACAAGCAGGCCGCGGTCGACGCGCTCACCGCCTGCGGATGCCTCGAGGAGGTCGACGAGGAGGCATACCAGGCCGCGATCGCCGCGGACCCCAGCCTCGCTGTTCCGTTCCGCGATGTCAGCACGCAGGAGCGCAAGGATCTCGCGGACGCCGGGGCGGCGATGCCTGACGGCAGCTACCCGATCAAGACGGTGGACGACCTCAAGAACGCGATCCAGGCCATCGGCCGCGCGAGCGACCCGGCCGCCGTGAAGAAGCACATCAAGAAGCGCGCGGCCGCGCTCGGCCAGTCGGCACTGATCCCGGCGGACTGGACGACGCAGGGCGACTCTTTCGCGACCGGCGGCGTCATCACCCCGAGTGACCGCCTGGCGCTCGTCGGCGCGGACGGACCCGAGACCATCGTGCCGCTCGCGGCATTCGCACCCGGTACCCATGACGGACCCGGCTGGATCACTCACCCGGTGCCGACCGCGCGCATCCGGCGCTACTGGACGCACGGCAAGGGCGCGGCGAAGATCCGCTGGGGCGAGGGTGGCGACTTCAACCGCTGCCGCGCGCAGCTGGCGAAGTACGTCCAGAACCCCGAGTGGCTGGCCGGGATGTGCGCCAACATGCACAAGGAGGCCCTGGGCTTCTGGCCGTCGACCCACGCCAAGGCTGTGCGCCAGGCGCTGACCGCGGCCGGTGGACTCCCGTCGCCGATCGCCACCCTGCGCACAGAGGCATCCGAGCGCCGCGAGTACCCGGCCGAGTGGTTCGCCGACCCGCGCTTCACCGGCGTCACGCCGATGCACATCGACAAGCAGACCGGCCGCATCTCCGGCCATCTGGCCCAGTGGAACTCGTGCCACATCGGTGTCAACGGCGCATGCACCAAGCCGCCGAAGTCGGGGTCGCACTACGCGAACTTCCTGCACGGCGTGGTTGACACCGACCAGGGCGAGCAGAGCGTCGGAACGCTGACGTACGGCATCGGCCACGCGAACCCGATGCTGCGCGCGGCCGCGGCGACGGCGCACTACGACCAGACGGATGCCGTGTTCGCGTTCGTCAACATCGGCGAGGACCGCTTCGGCATCTGGTACTCGGGCGTCCTGCGCCCCGGTGTCACCGAAGAGATGATCGACGACGTGCGCGCGATCGGCTCGCTGTCCGGCGACTGGCGGCGGTTCCCGAAGTTCGGCCTCGACCTGGTCGCGGCCGTGTCGGTGAACACCCCGGGCTACTCGCTCGCGGCATCCGCGGCTCCCGCCTGGGAGGGCAACGGCGACCTGCAGATGTCGGCGCTGGGTCTCGGCCTGGTCGATCCGGCGAACGAGCACGACGGCGAGACGCACGAGCAGTTCGTCTCGCGCGTCGCCGTCCAGGTGGTGGCGAAGCTGCGGCGCGACGAGCGCCGACAGGCACTGGCCGCGCGGGTGCACACCCTGCGCGTGCAGGACATGAGCGGGCGCGTGTTGCGCCTGATCGAGAGCGAGAGGAACGACTGATGGCTGGGTGCAACTGCGGATCGAAGAAGAGTGGTGGGACCGGGCAGAAGTTCCTGCTGCTGGACGGCAGCGGGAGCCTGGTGAAGGTCTACTCCTCGGAGACGGACGCACGCATGGCCGCATCGAAGAACCCCGGCTACCGGGTGCGCCCAGCCTGAGCCGCGGCGTGTCGCGCGCGCATGTTGCGCATTCTGCTCACGGTGTGCCAAGATCCTGAGCAGAAGCAGTACCAAGGTGGCCGAAGGCAGCCGGATTCCCTCGCACCCCTCACGGGGTGTCAAGACGTTCCTGTCTGTCCCATCGACTCATCTAGGAGACTGATCATGTTCGTGATCCCCGAGATCGCAGACCTCAACCGCGACGACCTGCTCGAGGCTCGCATCCGCGCACGCGCCGAGATCGACCGCCTCAACGCGCTCGGTGCCGACGCCAGCGACGAAGACCTCAACGCGCTCGACAGCGTGCTCGACCACGTCGACGCCATCGACGCCCGTGTCGGCGAGATCGACACCGCCGCCGAGGAGCGCGCCGCTCGCCTCGAAGCGACCCGTGCCCGCGTCGACGCGCTCGCCGAGCCGACCGCCGAGACTCCCGTCGAGGAGCCCATCGCCGATCCGGAGCCCGAGGCCGCCGCCGAGCCCGAGCCGGAGCCCGAGGCGGAGGTCGTCGCCGAGCCGGAGGCCGTGCTGGCATCCGGCAGCAAGCGCCCCGTCGTCCGCGCCGCCTCGAAGCAGGCACCGGCCGTCATCATCCCCAAGGAGAACCAGGAGCCCAAGTCCGTGAACAGCATCGTGGCAGCCGCCAATGTTCCCGAGTTCAACAGCGGCCAGGAACTGAACGGCATGGACGAGGTCGCCACCGCGTTCCTCTCCCGCGCTGCTTCGTTCGGCGGCTCGGTGCCTCAGGACATGAAGCCCGGCACCTACAACCTGTCGCCGCGCGCCCAGCGCTACGGCGTCGCCCGCATCAAGCACGAGGGCCGCGAGTTCTCGGTCGACCGTGAGATGTCGCTCGAGGCGCAGTTCGCTGCGATCATGGCGGCGTCCGACGAGAACGCCCTCTCGGGCAACTCGGTCATCGCGGCCGGTGGCTGGTGCGCTCCGTCGGAGACGATCTACGATCTCTTCGGCTACGAGACCAACGCTGGCCTGCTCGACCTCCCCGAGGTCACGGCGAAGCGCGGTGGCATCCAGTTCACCAAGGGTCCGGACTTCATGACGATCTTCGCGGACACCGACGCGGGCTTCATCCAGACTGAGACGCAGGCCGAGGCTGGGACCACGAAGCCCTGCTACGCGCTCGAGTGCCCGCCCTTCGAGGAGGTGCGCCTGGACGCCATCGGCTTCTGCGCGACCGCCCCGCTGCTCACCAACGCGGCGTACCCCGAGCTGACCAAGCGGGTGCTGAACCTGCTCGGCCTGGGCCACCAGCGCCGCAAGAGCGCCGAGTCGATCAAGCGCATCATCGCCGACATCACCACGGTCTACGCCTGGGCCCCGGTCGCCGCGGCCGGTTCCAACTCGGGCTACGCCGACGTGCTCGGCGGTCTCGAACTGAACGCCATGCGGATCCGCCAGAACCTGGCCATGGACCCCGCAGCCACGATCGAGGGCTTCGCTCCGTTCTGGCTGAAGGGTGCGCTCCGCACCGACGTCTCCCGCCGCCTCGGCATCGCTGACCCGTTCAACGTGCCGGACTCGGAGATCGAGGCTCAGCTGGCGCTCCGCGGCATCAAGCTGCAGTTCCCGTACGACTACCAGCCGCTCGTCGACGGCGCCAAGGGCACTGCCGGTGGCACCGTCACGAACACGATCTGGCCGACCGTGGCCGAGGTCGTGCTCTACCCGGCCGGTGCGTACACCCGCCTCGTCAACGACGTCATCTCGCTGGACGCGGTCTACGACCACGACATGCTCACGGGCAACGAGTACACCGCGGCGTTCGTCGAGGAGGGCTTCGCCATCGCGAACACCCGTGGCTACGGTGTGCGCGTCGGCTTCCAGCTGAACCCCAACGGCGCCAGCGGCTACCCGGCCATCGGCGCTCCCGCCGCCGCCTGATCGTGATCGGCCCCCGGGCCAGGTTCGCCACCTGGTTCGGGGGCCACCAACCTGAGAGGAGAGGGCGATGGCAGTTCAGGTTCAGCCTCCGGTCCGCAAGCCCCGTCAGGGTGGCATCAAGGCGGTCGCCGGAGACTTCATCCTCGAGGCCCGACTGAACGCACCCGAAGGTTCGCCGGTCTGGGAGGACGCTACATGCGGGTTCTCGAACCCGACGTGGATCGACTGCGTCAAGCCGGAGGATGCCGAGGACAAGGTCGGCGACGGCATCACCCAGTACGACATGCAGGTGGGCCCGTTCGCCCGCTACAAGGGCGTGGAGTGCTACCTCGGTGGCGACGCTGACGGCCCAACGTTCCAGCAGCAGGCGGCCGACGCGCTCGCCGCCGGTGAGGACCGGCCGCTCGAAGCGGCCCTCTGGGTGTGGGTGGCCGCTGCCGCCAGCCCCGGCACCGCGGCGAACATCGTCGCCGCGATCGGTGCCGCCGAGCAGTTCGCCGACACGGCATACGTCGGCCAGCCGATCCTGGTGATGTCCCGCGATGAGGCTGACGCAGCATTCGCCGCGAGCGCCCTGGTGCGCGAGAACGGCCAGCTGGTGTCGCCGCACGGCACGCCGGTCCTGGCATCCGGCGAGGTGCCCGACGGCAAGGTCGGCATCATCGGAGGGCTCTCGGTCTACGCCGGTACGCCTGTCGTTCGACAGGTGGATCAGTGGACGGAGAACAAGGCGCTGGGCATTGCCGAGCGTGTGTACGCGGCGGGCGTCGACTGCGACTTCCGCCACCTCATCAACGTGACCGCACCCTAAGGAAGGACTGAGTCATGGCGAACATCCCGGAGGGGTACGAACTCCTCGCAGGGCGCGGACGCGAGAACGCGCTCAAGGCACTGAAGCTGGCGAACGAGCGGGGCGTCGACGAGACGCTCGTGCGCGTGAGCGCCGCGCTCGGCGGCTTCCTGGTTCCCATCGGGGACTCGACGGTAGAGACCGACGGGACCGACAAGGATCTCAGCGACCTCACCGTCGCGGACCTCAAGGCCGTCGCCGCCGAGCGTGGCGTCGACCTCGGTGACGCGACCAAGAAGGCCGACATCATCGACAAGATCAACGCGACCCCCGAGGCCCCCGCGGCCGCGGATGGCGCCGAGACGAAGGAGGACTGAGGCATGCCTCGCACCACCACTCCGCTGACCGCAGTCCGCGGTCGCGCCGTCCGCGCGACGCGCCTCGACAACTGCGGGCGCGTCGTCACCGGCGAGTACAACCAGGCCGTCTCCGAGGGCGTGATCACCGCGGCGTTCACCGCTCAGACCACGGACACCGACGAGATCAACGTCCCGAACTTCGCGGGCAAGCGCTGCATCTACGAGCCGTCCGTCACCGAGCTTGCGGGCTACGGCGTCGACCTCACGTTCTGCCGCGTGGACTTCGAGATGTTCGAGATCATCACGAAGCAGACGCTCGTCGTCAACGCCTCGGGTGACGTGGTCGGCCTCGAGGTCGACACCGCGATCTCGCTCGAGGACGAGGGCTTCGCGCTCGAGACATGGACCGGCGCGCAGGGCAGCAACGTCTGCGACGACCCGAACGCTCAGGGCGAGTACGGCTACCTGCTGCTCCCTCGCCTGCAGGGCGGCATCGTCGGCGACTTCTCGGTCGAGAACCAGGAGGTCACCTTCCAGATCACGGGCGCGACCACTCGCGACGGCAACCAGTGGGGCCACGGCCCCTACGCCGTCGAGATGGACGAACTCGGCGTGGCAGGCCCGCTGTTCCAGCCGGTGTCCACGACCGCGGCGCTGCGCATGCAGATCACCACGGTCGCCCCGCCGACGGACGCCGTCGGCGCCCGCCCGGTCCTCGACCCCACCCTCTCGGCATTCACCGCCGTGGCCGGTGTGGTCACCGATCTCGACGTGGCGTTCACGACCACGCCCGCCTCGACGGGCCCGGTCTGGTATGACTTCGGCGACGGCGAGTGGGACTACGTCGCGGCACCTGGTGCCGCTTCGCACACCTACGCGAAGGCCGGAACGTACTCGGTGATGGCGTCGCAGAACGGCATCAACTGGACCACCACGTCGGTCGTCACGACCGAGGCGTGATCCGTGGGGGCTCCTCTCGCAGCGCGCGAGAGGAGCCCCTTCCACACCGTGCAGAGAGGGTGACATGACACTGCCATCGAACGTGCAGACGCGCATGGTGACATGGGCGGCGATGGATGCCGTCATCGACAGCGCCGACCCTGACCGCGATCCCGACGGCGTACCGATCGAGGGCGTCAAGGTCAACTTCGCCGCGTCGATCCAGCAGGCGAAGAACGTCTCGGCCACGCCGCCGGTGACGATCTTCTTCTCGCAGATCCAGGCTCTCACCGACGCCACCGGACAGCTGGTCTCGCCGGACGGCCAGGTCGGCGTGTTCCTGATCTGCACCGATGACACCGATCTGCAGCCGGTGAACTGGACGTGGACGGCGACGATCTCCGTCCCGAATTTCAAGACGTACACGGTCACGTTCGCGCTGCCGCAGGGGTCTGGGTCGGTCGACCTGACGACCCTGTTTCCGGTGCCGCCGGACCCTGGTCAGTCGCTCGACGACTGGCTGCAGGCCGTGGCTGAGACGCAGGCGAACGCGGATGCCGCGGCCGCAAGTGCCTCTGCCGCCGCGGCATCCGCCGCTGAGGCCCAGCCGCCGGTCTTCCACTCGCGCGCCGAACTCAACGCCATCCGCACGCCCGGCGTCGGGATCTATACGACGACCAGCCTGCAGGCAGACTTCCCCGAGATCGCGTCGTCGGACAATGAGAACCTCCCCCTACTCGTCGGGGCATCCGCCGTCGTCGAGACCTACTACCTCAACGACGGGTTCGCGCCGACGTACCGGACGATCCTGCGCTTCCCGAGCTACGGCGTCATCGACATGCAGTACACGCCGAAGTACGACTCGTACTTCGTCGAGGTCCAGGGTGACATCCAGACGGCAGGGCTGGATACCTACATCACCCCCACATACCAGCCGATCTCAGGAAGCGTCGGTGGCATCTCCGTGTTCACGGGGACCGTCGTCGAGGTCGCGACCGGGGCGAACGTGACGATCAACACGATCTCAAACCTCGGCACGAACGCACCTGGATCGCAGGTCACGGTGATCGTGCTCGGCACAGCCACCGTCCAGGGCGCATCGCGCGTCGCTGGCACCTACCTCCTGACCAGGCAGACCTCCACCTGGAACCTCGCAAAGCTGGGAGCATGACATGGCCTCGTACAACATCATCGCCGGGATGGTCTCGGACCCCCTTCTGAATCGTCGACTCACCGCATGCGCCGCACTCGAGGGCGTGCCGGATCCGGCCACCTGGGTCAACGCCAACGTGTGGGGACTCGTCGCCAACGACGAGATGGCCAACGCCTATGAGTCGGCGATCGCCAACGGTGTCGACCAGCCCGGCCGCGCCGAGAACGTCATCACCGACCAGATGATCCTCACGCATGTGCAGGCGCTGAGGGTGGGATAGGTTGGCCGTATGTCCGACATCTGTGTCCCGAGCACGACGGACTGGTCGTGCCGCTGGACGGCCGAGGAACTCGCCGAGCAGCGCGCAGACCCTGTCATGGGTCCGAAGATCGATCGAGCCGAAGCGTTCGCCTGGTCCCTGCTCGCGTCTCTGACTGCGTACCGCATCGGCACCTGCCCGATCACGGTTCGCCCGTGCGCGGCGCAGTGCCTCGGCGAGGGCTCGTCGTACGTCACGGCGATCGCGCGCGGGTCCGGAACGGCCGCGCTCCCTGCCGCCATCATCGGCCAGTTCAACCCGTACATCACCGGCGGCCGCTGGCTGAACGCCTGCGGATGCCGCCCCTCCGACTGCTCATGCACGGCCCTTTCCGAGGTCGTGCTGCCCGGGCCGGTCGGCTCAATCGTCTCGGTCTACGTCGACGGCACGCAGCTGATGCGCTCGGCATACAAGGTGATGAACGGGAACCGCCTGGTGCGCCTGGACGGCGATGAGTGGCCCGCCTGCCAGGACATGACGGAGAACGACCAGCAGGGATTCTCGGTCACCTACTACCGCGGCGCGGCGCCGAACGTGATGACGAACGGCGCGGCGGGCGTGCTCGCCAATGAGTTCCTTCTCGCCTGCGACCAGGACGCGAACTGCCGCCTGCCCTACAACGTGACGAACGTGACCCGCGCGGGCGAGACCTTCGACCTGTCGATGATCGACTTCGTGAACGGCGACACCGGCATCCCCGAAGTGCAGGCCCTGATCCGCATCTACAACCCGAACCAGCTGAAGTCACCCGTGATCGTGGCATCCCCCGACGTCATGCCGACGAGGATGACGACATGGGGCTGAGTCCGGACTTCGTCGACGACCCGATCTTCGAGGTGATCTCGCGGCTCTCGGACTGCCTGTGCTCGGAACTCGAGGCCGCGGGCGGCCCCGGTCTGTGTTACTGCGGTCTGGCGATCGGCGCCGCGCCGCCGCCCTTCGGCATGGCCGACTGCTCGAACGGTGACTGTGGCGTGGCGTGGGTGCGCCTGGTGTCGGGATTCCCGAGCACGTCATTCCCGCTCCCGAACCAGGTGGCGTCGACGTCGTGCGCATCTCCGCTGGCGTACCAGGTCGAACTCGGCGTCGCCCGGTGCGCGCCGGTCGCAACGGGGCGCGAACTCTTCCCGGACAAGCAGGCCACGTTCGACGCGGCTCGTCTCTATATGGGGGACATGCGCGCTATGAAGCGCGCCCTGCTGTGCTGCCTGCCAGCCGAGCAGAAGCAGGCGGGCGGCCCGGCGATCGTCGTGCAGGCCGGGACGTGGACCCCGCTGGACAACGCGGGCGGCCGCTCTGGCGGCCTGTGGAGCGGCTTCGTCGGCTGGGCCTGAGATGCCGACCACGTATCGAGTGCAGGTCTATGAGGCCAACATCCAGCGGATGTTCCTGCCGATGGGCAGCGGCTACCGCTGGATGGACAAGGTGCGCCTGCAGATGCATCGTGCCGCGGTGTCGAGCGCGCCGTCGCGCTCGGGCGCACTCGCGGCCGCGCACCGCTCGAGCATCCTCCCCGGCTCGAACCAGTACCAGGTGCGGATGGAGATCACGAACGTCTCCGACCACGCCGAGTTCGTGCACGAGGGCACGAACCGCCGACCGCCGGGCAAGCTATACGCCTTCGGGCCGGGCGGCCCCGGACGGAACACGGTGAGCCCGCACGCCGGTCAGCACTTCGGGAAGTTCTACGGCACTCGCGGCTTGGCCGGGCAACGCCCGAATCAGTGGCTCGACAAGGCGTGCACGCGCATCGCCGTCCAGCACGGCGGCATCGTCTTCGGGTGATCTGTCCCAAGCTTGGGACACGACTTCTGTGATACAGGTGATAGCCTGACCAGGACGAAGGGATCCCGGATGGGCATCAATTTCAACGTGGCCGCTGAGGCGCACGAGGCCGCCAAGGATGAGCAGGTCGTGGAGGTGCCGATCGACGGCACCGTCTACCTGGCCCGCCGTCCCACCACGGCGCAGGCCGCGCTCCTCTCGATGGCCATGGCGACGACCGACGGGGCCGCCCGGCTCGCGTCCGTCTTCCGGCTGATCGAGGGCCTGCTCGGCGAGGAGGCTCTCGGTGCCGTGCAGAACCTGGTGTGGGCGCGGCGCATCGACTTCGGCGACCTCATCGGCGGATCGGAGGAGAACCCCGACGGCGGCCTGGTCGACCAGATCTTCGCGGAGTTCTCGAAGTTCCCTACGGAGCCGTCCACCGACTCCTCTTCATCGCGAACCGCTGGTGGACGGAGATCGACGGGGCGCTCGCCTGGCAAGGGGTCGATCCGTTCGACCTCCCCCTCCACCGATTCCTGACCCTCATCGAGAAGTGGGCGCTCGACAACCTCGACTCGGAGATGCCGCGCGACCTGTGGATCGCCGAGATGGAGGAGCCCCTCTACCACAAGCGGGGCTTCGTCAGCGATAAGGTGGCTCAGGAAGAGTTCGCCATCTTCCAGGCCGCACGCAAGCAGCTGCAGCCTGGCGGCTGAGGCAGGGGAGATCGAGTGGCCGAGGTTGTTGGCGGTGTCAAGTGGAACGGGTCGCTGGACGGCGACCGCATTCCGGCTCAGGCTGAGAAGATCGGCCAGGAGGCCGGTGCCGCTGGCGCGAAGGGCTACGACGAGAAGTGGCAGAAGGGGTTCAAGGACACCCTCACCGAGTCCGGCAAGAAGTCCTACGACCAGTGGACGAAGCAGGGCCGGAAGGACGGCACCACCTACGGCAAGGGCCTGTCCGAGCGCCTCGACTCGTACGTCAAGAAGGCGCAGAAGAACTTCGAGTCGCTGCGCCTGGACCCTGGCTTCCTCGATGACTTCTCGAAGAAGTTCGACGACGCCGACCTGGCGGCCGGTGACCTGCAGCGACAGCTGAAGACGCTTCGCGACGAGACCAACCTGCACCCGGCCGCCTACAAGGCGGCGCAGAAGCAGCTGGACGACTGGGTCGGATCGCAGAAGCACGCCGAGTCGGAGGCGCGGCGACTGAAGGACGAGGCCGACAAGGTCATCCCGAGCTTCGCGAACCTCCGCGCCGAGATGGACAAGAACCGCGGCGCGTCCGACCGACTCAAGATCAGCTGGCAGGATCTCTCGGCGAACACCCGGCAGTGGACGCTCATCATCGGCGTCATCGCGTCGGCCGGTGATGAGATCGCCGCGCTCGGCTCGGCCGCCGGTGGTGGCATCCTCGCGCTCGGCGGCGCGGCGACCGCGGCGATCGGTGGCGTCGGCGCGCTCGCGCTCGTCTTCAGTGAACTGAACAAGGACGCGAAGAAGCTGCCCGACGACCTGAAGGGCGCGGCCGTCGAGTTCACCGGCCTGAAGGATGCGCTCGTCGGCGTGCAGGAGCAGATCACCCGCGGCGCGATCTCCGAGATGTCAGGCGACTTCACCCTCCTCGAGGGCGTGCTGAAGCAGCTGAACCCGCAGTTCACCACGCTCGGCAAGGCCGCCGGTCACGTCTTCGACGAGTTCACCACGTCGCTGTCCGGCGGCGGCGACGCGCTCACGCAGGTGCAGACCATGATCGGTCTGGCCGCGACGAACTTCGAGCAGCTGGCGGGCTCGGCTGGCACGTTCGGCCTGGCCATGGTGCGCGCGATCAACCAGGCTCAGCCCCTGGTGAAGGGTCTGCTCGACTACGTCGACCGGCTCGCGACCCAGTTCAACAACTTCACCCAGTCGAACGGGTTCGACCAGTGGATGTCGCACGCCCAGACGATCTTCGGCGCGCTCGGCCCGCTGCTCGATGCTGTCGGCCGCGGGCTGAACGACCTGGTGACGGATGCCTCGGTGAACCGCACGGCGATCTTCATCAACAACCTGACCGACTTCATCCCGGATCTCACCACGCTCCTGCAGATCCTCGGCGACCTCAACGTCTTCGGCCTGCTCGCGCAGGCGCTCGCCGATGTCGGTGACGCCCTGTCGCCGCTCGCGCCGTCCATGACCGCGCTCGCCACGGCCGTGTCTGGCGCGCTCTCCGATGCCATCACCGGCGCGGCCACCGTGCTCGGCGCGCTCGCCACCGCGCTCGCCCCGCTCGTGCAGATGGCCGCCGACTTCGTGAACGCGATCCCGGCGCCGGTGCTGCAGGCGATCGCTGGTGGCCTGGTCGCTGTCGCCGCCGGGTTCGTGGCCATCACAGCCGTGAAGGGCATCGCCACCTTCGCCGGGAGCCTTGAGAAGATCGCCTCCGAGGGCATCGCCGTCGTCGAGATCTTCGGCCAGATCGCCAAGTCTCAGGGCGTGGCAGCCGCGCTGAAGGGTGTCGCCGTCGAACTCACCGGTCTTGACACCGCGTTCACGAAGGCGACCGGCAGCGCGACAGACTTCGGCAGCAAGCTGGGCGGCATGGTCGGCAAGGCTGGCCTTCTCGGCGCGTTCGCCGCGGTCGGCGTCGGCATCGGTGCCGCCATCTCCGGGATCATCGACAAGATGAACGACTGGGAGGGCAAGGCCAACGAGGCGGTCGCCGCGAACAAGGGCCTGCTGCAGTCGTACCAGGACATCTTCGGGCAGTTCGCGAACACGAGCGGCGTGCAGAACGCGACCGACGCCTTCGGCAACCTGAAGCTGAACGCCGACAACCTGCACGGCGCACTGCAGCGCATCGCCGACGAAGATGCCCATGGCGGCGAGTTCTTCGCCGGGTGGACGATCGGCGCATCCGACCTCGGGGATGCCGCGCACGACCTGCGCTCGACGCTGGGCGAACTGGACCCGGCGCTCGCCACGCTCGCCGGGACGGACCTCTCGGCCGCGAGCGCGCAGTTCAGCGCGTACGCCACCGAGGCTGGCGCGTCGAACGAGCAGATCCTCGCGATGATCAACAATATGCCCGGCTTCAAGGATGCCCTGACGCAGGCGGCCAACGCGCAGGGTCTCGTCGCGACGAACGCGAACCTGGTACAGCTGGCCATGACCGGCCAGACGCAGGCGCAGATCGACGCGGCGGCGGCCGCGGCTGCGCAGGCTGACCAGCTGCGCGTGCTCTCGGGTCAGTCGATCACCACGTCGACCGACACGGACAACCTGTCGCAGACGATTGCTGGCTTCAGCAGCACGGCGTACGACGCGCGCTCGGCGTCCCGCGACTACCAGAGCGCGCTCGACGCCGCGACGCAGTCGGTGAAGAACAACGGCGCGGCTCTGAACACGCAGAAGACGGACTTCGACACGTCGACAGCGGCAGGCCGCGCGAACCAGGCGGCCATGGATGCCGTCGGCCAGAAGACGCTGGCGGCCGCGGCGGCGATCGAGAAGCAGACCGGCGACCAGGCGGCCGCGTCGATCGAGATCCTCAAGGGTCGCGACGCGCTGGTGAAGCAACTCGAGAAGCTGGGCCTGTCGTCGAAGGCGGCGCAGGACTACGCCGATCGGCTGGGCCTGATCCCGAGCAACGTGAACACAGCGATCCACGTCGACACCAAGGGCGCGAACCAGGCGGTGACGAGCTTCTACGACACCTGGGACGGCCGCATCATCTCGATGACGGTGCGCGCCGACGGGCAGATCACGACCGGCCAGAACCGCAACCAGTCGACGGCGCACGCCGCCGGTACGATCACGACCGGCCCCGAGTATGCGCTCATCGGTGAGGCTGGCCCGGAGGCTGTCGTTCCGCTGGACCGGAGCCTCAGCCGAGTGGACCCGTCGGTGCGCTGGCTGTCTGCGATCGCGCAGGGCAAGGCGAGCACGACGGCCATGGCGACCGGCGGCATCCGCGGTGCGGGCAGCGAGGTCACGATCGAGGCAGGCGCTATCGTGGTACAGGGGGCAGTGAACCCCGCGGCCACCGCGCTCGCCGTGCTGAACCGAGCCGCCGAAGTGCTGTTCTGAGAGAGATGAGGGATTACCTTTGTGGGACGGGTACTTCTGCTTCGGCGGCACTGAGATCATCAACAACGCCAGGGCGATCCTGACGGCGCAGACGGCGCCGTGTCCGATCGACTGGTTCGACGATGTGCCGTGCGATGGCATCTACGACATGCTTTCGGATGACGAGACGACGACGTACACACCGTGGGCGGTCGTGCGCACGAACCTCGTCACGAACCCGAAGTGCGGCGTCGACACCACCGGCTGGGGCAGCCTGACCGTGGCCATGGGCCGCGAGGACGACGCGCCGAACAACATGGGCACCGCCCTCTGGGTGGTGTCTTCCGGCGTCACGCCGACGAAGGCGCAGTGGACCGTTCCGGTCCCGGTCACCCCGGATGTCCCGTTCACCGTGCAGGCGTCGATGTGCATCGATGCTGGCTCGGTCCCGTTCCACGTCGTGATCACCTGGCGCGACGCGGGCGGCGCAACCATCGGCTCGCCGGTCGCGGGCTCGGACGCCGCGGTGACCACCGACCAGGTGACGATCGTCTCCACCACGCAGGTGCCACCCGAGGGCGCGGTGACAGCGCTGTTCGAGTTCGACTCGACGGGCCTGACCCCGGAGTACGCCACGTTCTACGTCTCGTCCGTGTGCGCCGAATCCGGCACCACCGGTCCCGCGTTCGACGGCAGCGACCCGAGCGGCCGCCTGATCCAGTACGAGTGGACCGGGACGCCGGATGCCTCGACCAGCGTCTACGAGACGCGCGCCGAGAACCCCGTCGACCCGACGACGCTGTACTCCTACGACAACATCTCCGAGGCGCCCTGGTACGACGAGGGTGCGCTCACCAACGCCGACTCGCAGGACTTCCTCGGCGTCTACTGCATCTCGGCGGAGAACCTCGCCGACTCCACGAACCAGGCGCCGGTCGTCGAGCGCATCGACGAGGGTGGCGTGATCGGCCGCCAGCGGCGCACGTCGCGCGCTGTGCGCTTCCGCGTGCTGCTCACTGCCCTGTCGGAGGCCGGGCTCGAATACGGGCTCTCCTGGCTCGACTCGCGCCTCGCAGAGAAGGGGTGCTCGACGCACCCCGGCTCGTCCTGCGGAACGAGCGACATGACGTTCTTCGTCGAGTGCGCCCCGGCCTACGATCCAGACGAGGAGCCGTGGGAGGTCTACACCGCGCGCGTCGACCTGCACACCCGCGTCCTGCACGGCGTGAAGTGCACGACGGCTCCGCTCATCCAGACGAAGCTCGAGCGCGGCGAGCGCTACGGCGGCACGTACGCGCGCTGGGGCTACATCGTCGAGTTCACCCTGACGGCCGAGCAGCCGCGTATGTATGGCGTCGGCTATACGCCGGAGATCACGAACTGGGGCACGCTCCTCGCTGCCGACGTTCCGACGAACCTGGCCGAGTACCCGTCCGGCGAACTGGCGTCGTCCGGCACGCAGGTCGTCGCGACGAACCACTCGATCAATCCGTCGGTGGAGACGGACGCCGTGGGCTGGGCGGCGTCGTCGACGGTCCTCACACCTGCCGTGACGAGCGGCGCGCGCAGCACGGACCTCGCCGCCGTCGGTACGGCGTCGTTCAAGATCGCCGTGACCACCACGAACGCCGGGACGAACGGCACGCTGCGCGCCTACCAGGATGTCGCCCTGCCGACGGATGCCGCGTACCGCTTCTCGGCCACGATGTGGGGCGTGATGCAGCTGCTCGCGGGAACCGCGGTGCTCGGCTCCATGCAGCTGCAGATCGACTGGCGCTCGGCGTCGGCGTCCCTGCGCGTCGACAATCTGACCACGGGCCCGGCGAGCGGCGGCGCGCTGTCAGTGGCGAGTGTCCAGCCCCCGGCTGGCGCCACGATCGCGCGCGTCTCGATGTATGGAAAGCTGACGTCGTGGGCCGTCGGTGCGCAGCTGGTCATGTACGCCGACGCACTCGCAGTGACCACGCCGTAGGGAGATCTCGATGACAAACTACGACAAGAAGACTGGCACCAGCGGAACCCTCCGCATGGTGATCACGTACACGCAGAGCCAGTCCGGCAACTACACGCTGTTCGACACCAAGTTCCAGCTGATCAACTCGTCCTCGCCGACGTTCGCCTACGGCATCCACTGGACTGGCAAGGTGGCGGGCACCGCAGTGTCGGGCACGGACGACGTCGTCGGCAGCGGCACGTACACGTTCGGGACGTGGAACGACACGAAGCGCAACCACTCCTCGGACGGTACGCTCGGCGCGCAGGCATTCTCGTTCTCGATTCCGAGCACGGGCACGAGCGGCATCGGCGGCCCGACCACGGTGTCCGCTAGTGTCTCGGTCCCGCGCATCGGCACGGTGCCGAGCAAGCCGGGAACGCCCACGTTCTCGTCGATCAGCACGCGCAGCGTGACGGTCTCCTGGTCGGCGCCGAGCGATGACGGCGGCCCGAACATCGACACGTACCTGCTGCGTCGCAACTCGAAGACGCCGGTGGACGGCTCGGGCTACACGAACGTGTCGTCGGCGAACAACCGCTCGCGCGCGGATGCCACGGTACAGCCCGCGACGACGTACTACTACTGCGTCTACGCGCACAACTCGGTGGGCTACTCGCCGAAGTCGAACGACGCATCCGTCACGACCCTGCCGATGGCTCCGATCCTGACGCCGATTCTGTCGAGCCCGACGCAGACGTCGCTGATCGTCATGTGGGAGGACGTCAACGGCCCGGCGCTCGCGGGCTACGAGGTCCGGTGGAGCAAGGATCCCTCCTTCCCGGCCGCGAGCACGTCGAGCACCACCACGCTCGCGCCGTGGAACGACACGTACAAGATCACCGGCCTGACCGAGGGCACGCTCTACTACATCTCGATCCGCGCTCGGACTGCATCGGCCAATTCCAGCTGGTCGGCGGCCGTCACGCTCGCGACATCCCCGAAGGCCGCGCCGACCATCAGCGTCGTCGCTCAGATCTCGGGTCGCTCGGCGACGGTGAAGACGAGCACGAACAAGACGAACTTCGTCAACTACGTGATCCAGCGCCAGCTGGGCACGACCGGCACGGTGACGCAGATCTCGACGAACGCGGACACGACGTCAGTCACCGGCCTGACGCCGGGTGCGACGTACCGCTGGCGCGCCTCGGCGATCTACGCCAACGCGCAGCAGACCGACTGGTCGGCGTGGGTGACACTGAAGCAGCCGAATCCGAACACGTCGCCGGGTGACTACTTCG